CTCCTCGACGAACACGTCCTCGGTCTTGAGGTCGCGTGCCTTCCGAACATCCGCGCCGGTCAGTCGCCGCTTCTGCGGTGCACCGCCGTTTTCAAGCGTCAGGGGCCCATCGATGCCGGCGTAGCTGTAAGCGCCGGTTGCCGGATTGTATATCGCCTTGTCTGTTTCCTGTTCGTCTGACATATCCCTGTTCTCCAATGGAGGAACGGTAGGTGCGGTCCCGCGCGCCACGCTTGGCGTGTGCGCGCGAGCCGCGTTTCCTGCGCGAGCAAATCCTAGAGCAGCGGTCCCGTGCCCGAGATGACCGGATCGGCCACCGAGGACAGCGCGAAGGTGATCTGCTGCAGCCCGTCCGGCGTCATGCTGAATGTCCGCGAGCCGCACTTGACCGCCTGCGTAAAGCCGTTCGTTCCGTCGAATTGCACTTTGACGAACACGGTGGTATTCGCCGCCTCGCCCGCGAGCAGCGTTGCCTGCCCCGTGTCACCGACGGAAATGAATCCACCCAGCGCGAACGACTGATCGCGCGAGCCAGGTACGCTATAGCTCGTCGCCCGGCCAAAGACGCCGAACGTGGCGACGTTGCGCGTCGAGTTCTTGCTGATGGTGTTGAGATCCGAGACCGGCGCATACGTGCCGGCGACGGGTGCTGCTTCGGTGCCTGTGTTGGGTGCGGCGCTGATAACCGCAGCCGAGCCCAACATCACTACGCCGAGTGCCATGTGTTACCTCCCAGACTCCTCTCAAATGGCGCGCAGACTTCACGCGGCAGGGCGGGGCGGGTGAGCCGCGCCCAGCGCGTCCATCGCCTGCACAAAGTCGGATTTGAGGACGGCCCCATTCGCGCCGGTGCCTTCCTCGACCTGCAGCCCGACTTTCTCCGCGAGGGCCGAGAGCTCATCCGCCGTGAGGTCGGACGGCGCTCTGCCACGGAGCTGGTCGTGCATCGCGCTCGCCGTGCGAGCACGCGGATGCTCGACTGCCCGTGACCCCACACGCGAGGCGAGGGGCAGCGGCGAGTCATCCTCTAACATCGAGACATCGGCGTTGGGGTCGCGCCCCATAGGGACGCTAACGCTTGGCCGATAGAGCTTATCTGCTTCGCTATTAACGATGGCGTGCAACCGCGCTTCCTCAGCGGTCGATTGTTCGGGTGACATCGTGCCGACGTAGCCCACTCCGGCATCTTTGCCCGTTCGGAGCATATGCTGGGTGGACTCGATGAGGGCTTCTGCGTCGTGGGCGTCCTCGACGCGGGCCGCTGATGCTTTGGGTGCCATGTGCTACGCCTCCGACGGTCGTGGTGGTGGGCTTGCTCGTCCGAAGCGAGGCGGATCCAACACGCTCGATTCAGGAGTCTTGTCGCTCTGCCCCGCACTCGCGCCCTTCTTGCTTTGGCGCGGTGCGTCCACGTTCACGTTCGGAGTGCGTTGCGCTGGCGTACCTTCGCCGCGCAGTAACTCACACTGTCGCAATATACTATCCGCGAGCGCCCCAAGCGAGACCGCCTGGCGAATCAGCACATCCAGCGCCTTCGCGCGTTCGTCGTCCGTCATTTGTGGTTACCTCATGTTTGCCTCGATGTGACCTGGTATCTCGAAATAGCGTGAATGGTCTCACCGTCCTGATCGGGCGTGAGCGCGATAAGTGACAGCGTGCCGATGACGACTCGAAAGCCCGTGACCGTGAGCGGCTGTTCGTGGAGCAGGGCATACAGCGCGCCCCAGATGGTGAGCACTTGCGAGCTGCCGAGTTCCGTGGCGTTCCGTCCCCAGATGTCGATTTGCTGGCTCGCGGTCGTCCCGTACTGGCCGTGTACGTTGTCTGCGAGTTCCGTCGCGAAACTCAGCACGCAATAGGGTAGCGCGCTGTTCGGTGGCACGATGGTGTTGAACACGCCAGGGGTGGCGAGTAGCGCGGTGAGCGGGCCGTTGGCTTCAATCGCCGTGACGAGTGCGATGTTCACCGGCCAGAGCTGCGAGGCGTGGGCAGTCATAAGTCGTCGAGCGCCTTCCGCATCGCTTCCGATAGCGCGGCCTTATAGCGCGGCTCTTCCTCGGCATAGGCGATAGAGAGCGACGGCTGCGCGGCCATGTGCTTCGTGCCGAACTCGACGAAGAACGGGTAGAAGCTGCGGGGATGGCCGTTGGCGTCAGTCGTGCCCTCGAAGTCCGTCGCGTCCCAGCCCGTCTCGAAGATGAATCCTCCTTTCGAGAAATCGGTTCTGACGTGTTCCGCCATATACCCCGACAATTTTGGGGCAAGATCGATCGTGCGCGATTCGAGCCGTGCCGCCGACTCGCCGACGGCGTCGAGGATGGCTTGGCGGGCTTTCTTACCCCCGCGTTCCAAGCGCGCGGTCAGGCCGTCGACGTTGACGACGCTGACGCTGACGTTGAACTCGCCGATGACGGCACTGCTCACGAGTTGCCCGCCCGCGCGGCGCGCGGTAGCTTCGCGGTCATGCTCCGCATCGTCCTACTCGTAGCGTCCACCGCGCTCGCCCTGTGGCTCGTGTACCGATGGCTTGGGCCGACGTGGCTCATCGTCGCGCTCATCTGCTTCGCGATCGGGAGCGCGCTCGCGATTCGCGACATTCGGCGAGGGAAGTGAGTGCGTATCATGCAATGCGTACGTTATCGAACGTGGCTGCCGTCGCTGTGCCGCTCGTCCACGACAGGAATATTCCAGCGTTGGTATTCGCGCCGAACGCGGTAATCTCGCCAGCGACAAGTGTGTAGGAGCCCATCGAGACGCCGTTGACAGTGACGGTGACGAGGTTGCTCACGACAGTGACGGTCGCGTAGAAGCTCGCCGCTCCCGACGTGGGCACGCCGTTACTGATTACGCCAGACGCGCGGGTATTGACCGCGCCAGCAACGACCGTCGTGATTGACCACGACCCACCGAAGAAGCCGACGATGAGGCGGTTGTTCACGTCGACCCAGCGCGGAAGAAACCCGTGGACGTGTGTGCTAATCGCGTCGGTGACGAACGTGCCCACCATCGACGAGGCAGGAGTGGTGAGCGCGGTCGTCACGGTATTCCCGTTGGCGCCCGTGACTGAATAGCCGGTGTTTGACGTGATGCCCCATGTCCCCGACTGCGCCGTCCACGCGATCCCTTTGTCGGACGGTGTGCCGAGCGTCAATGCGCTGTCGGCGCGAGTGAAATAGTCGACGACTTGGTAGTTGCTGTACGCGGTTATCCCGTAGCGCGTGTTGAGCGCGGCCATGACCGTGGCGAGATTGGCATCGCTGAGCGCGTTCGCGCCCGCGTAGACGAGCGGCGCCTCGGCCAGATCGCCGGTAAAGAAATTGGTTCCGATTTGGCCGAGAATGAGACTTGGGTCGCTCGCGTTGCTTGTCGTAGCGGGGATCGTCCCGGAGTACGTCATAGGCAAGAGATTCCCGTCAAGCCAGACGCGGAGCCGGAGCGCGTTGCCCGTCTGCGTGCCATCGTACTGGATCGCAATGACGTGAGCGTACGTGTCGGCGAAGTACGGGATTTGCCCGAAGATGCCGGTCGTCGTCACAAGCGCCTGGATGCCCGTCGGCGTGAGTTGGAGTCCGAAGCCGCTGTTCGTGTCGCTCCCCACGCCCTGTATCGCTTGAACGATGTTCGACGTTCGGTAGACCATAAACAGCGTGTACTTTGTTACGTTTCGGAGCTTTGCCCACACGTTCTGATTGATACTCCCAGCACCGTCGAATCGGCCCGCACCGCCAGAGAACACCGATGTCTGATACGTCGCAGCGGTGCCAGAACTCCCCGTTATCTGCAGCGGCAGGAGCACCGTGTTGGCGTCGGGTAGGTTGCCGATCTTTCCGCCGACGCCTTGCGCGAGGTCGGGGGCCATCGCGAAGTCGTACTCGGCATCCGGCACGTTCGTGACGCCATAGCGTGGGCGGGCGGGCGGCTCCGCGACGGCCATCGCCGCGTCAACTGCGATCGCCATATCCACGTGGCCAGCGAGCGTCGGGTGTATGTTGTCGCCTGAGATAAAGCCCAGCGCGACGCCGGCCGCGTTCGTCCCACCCCAGCGATTGAAGATGTCGGTATAGAACGCCCCGCCGAGGGACGTGGCAAGCGACGATAGCGCGGCAACATAGAGGCTCTGAGCAGGCGTGAGGACAGTGATTTGTGCATTCGTCGCGATAAGCGCGAAGGCACCCGTGAGCTTCGCCGCGTTAATAAGCGTCGTGACGTTCGCCGTGAACGTCACAATCGACACGGAACCCAAGTAGTCGTTGATCTCAAACGCGAAGACTGAGAGATCGGGCACCATCGATGGCAACCAGCTCGCGACGGTGCCTGTCGTGCCATTCGCGGAGTTCGTCCCTGAGAGGCTGACGTTATGGATCTGAGCGCCGCCAGTGAAGGCCCGCGGCGCGATCCCCCAAAAGATGACCGCGCCAGACGCGGGCGACGTGATCTTGACCGTGTGCTGGCCCGAGAGCCCGCTCACCGGCGCAACCGTCGCCTTCGCGAACACCGCCGAGCCACTGACGCCGCCCACGCTGACTGGCGTGTCGCTGTCGATCGTGACGGTGAACGCCGCCGTCGTCGCATCGGTGACGTAATAGATGTCGAAGCTGTCGCCGTTCAAGACGACCGACGCCGTGGACGCGGCCACGCTTGACTTCCGCGCGCCGCCTGTCGCATCAGTGCCGACGACGCCCGCGAACGGGCCGTAGGTCGCGCTATTCGTCCAGGTGCCGACGTAGGTGTAGCGCGTCTTCCACGCGAGGACGACACCTTCGCCCCGCGTTGCGCCACGTACGCGCTGGGTTGCTTTGCGGACAAGATCAACGAAACCCGGTGACCCCGCATCGATCGCGACGCGGCCCGATGTCACGGAATCGCCCATGAAGACGATATTGGCGAACGCGGGTAACGTTGGCGGCACGACGGGGCCAGCGATGAGCGATTGCCGCTGCCCGTCGAACGCCGCCTGCATCCGTCCGATCCGTCCGCTTCCGCGACTGCCCATAGTCTCGCCCTCCCAAGATGGTATCGCCTACCGAATAATAGCGCACCTAGCACACAATAGCATTATCGCACCGAACGATAGAGCGCGAGCATCGCTTGGCTGTCCGCGAACGGTGCGCTCGTCACGGCGCTCGGAATCGTCACTGTTCCTATCGCGCCAGTCACGGCCACACCCACCACCGTGACCGTCGTGCTGCCGCTCGTCGAGATGCTGACGGTGCCAACCGTCCCTACCGCTTGCACACCCGAGAGCGCAACGCTGGCAGCGCCACGCACGCTCGGTGCGCCGATAGCGCTCGCCGCTTGGACTCCCGAAGCGACCTCGCTCACCGCTTCCGTTGGCGTCCCCACGGAGGCCTGAGCCTGCACGCCGCTCGGCGTGATGGTGGCGTTGGTGGTGGTTACAATGCTGACTGAGCCAACCGAACCCGCGACGCTCACGCCGAGCGGAAGCGCGATGACTATCTCTGTTGGCGCACCGACTGACGAGGTAGTGACGACGCCCAGCGGGAGTGCGGTGACGCGGCCCGTCGGCGTGCCCACGCTTGACGCTACTGCAACGCCCGTCGCTGCGACGGTGACGTTGCCGCCCGTCAGGACGCTCGGTGCGCCAATAGCCCCCGTCGCCTGCACGCCTGATGGCAGTGCGACGACGCGCTCGGTCGGTAGGCCGATGGCCGTGGACGTACTCACGCCCGAGACGACAGCGGCCACGGTGACGACCGGCGTGCCAATGGCACTCGCGACGCTGACGCCTGACGGCGTAACGCTCGCGGTGGCCGTGATGGTGACGGTGCCTATCGCAGTCGCGGCCTGGACGCCCGTAGGCGTCGCAGCGACGATCTTGATAGAAGTCCCTATCGCGGAGGTCGCACTGACGCCCGATGGGAGCGTCGCGACAAGTTCCGTCGGCGTGCCGATGGCGGATGTAACCGCCACCCCAGACAGCAGCGCCGTCACGATTTCAGTGGGTGTGCCTATCGCAGAGGCAACGGAGACCCCGCTCGGCGCAACGGTGCCTGTTCCCGTGACTGTCGCGACGCCGATACTCGACGCGACAGCAACGCCGACGGGGAGCGCAGTCACGATCTCTGTCGGCGTGCCGATGGCCGTTGCCGCGCTCACACCGCTGGGCGTGATGGTATCGCCCGCTGAGATCGCGACTGTTCCGATCGCAGACGCCACGGCCACGCCTGCGGGGAGCGCCGTGACAATCTTCGTGGGTGCGCCAATCGCCGATGTCGCTGCGACACCGGACGGGCTCACGGTGACGCCCAAGACGATCGTCGGAGCGCCTATCGCGCTCGTGACCGCCACTCCTGCAGGGAGCGCAGTGACGATCTTCGTAGGACTGCCGATCGCGGACGCGACGGACACACCGGCAGGCGTGAGCACATCGCCAGCGCTGATCGCAACCGTGCCGATCGCCGATGTCGCAGCGACGCCCGAGGGAAGGGCGGTGACTATTTCAGTCGGGGATCCGATCGCTGATGTGACAGAAACGCCCACAGGCGGCGCGCGGGCGTCCGCTGTGACGGTGACCGCGCCGATCGCACTCGCGGCGCTTACCCCGGAGGGCAACGCGATGACGACGACCGTGACTGTGCCTATGGCGCTCGTCGCGCTAACGCCCGAGATCGTGACGGTGACTGAGGTGCCGCCCGTGGTGACCGTGACGGACCCGATGGCGTCCGTGACGCTGACGCCTGTGGGCGCACCGCTCGCCCGAAGATTCGTGAACCTTCCAACCGTGTCGGTATTCGAGAAGATGCCCGCGAACGTGCCGACGTAGCGCGTGATGTCCGCGCCCGTGAGCGTGTAACTCCCGATCAGCGCCCCATTCACATAGGCCGTAATGACGTTCCCAATCGCGGTCGCGCGCAGCGTGTACGCGACGCCATTCGTGAACGTATATGGGAAGGTGTTAGCGATGCTGTGCGCGAGGGGTCCGGTCTCGAGCAGGAAATAGATATTGATGGCGTCGTGCGTGATCGCGATGAAGTTCGACGCACTCGTGCCGCGCAACAGCACGCCCTGCGACAGCGTGATGTCGCTGGTGCTCATCGTCGCCCAGACATCTTGATCGGCCACGCCCAGATTATAGACGAGCGCGGCGTCGACATCGCCTGCGGGATTGTAGAGCTTATTCGACGCGATGCCCCAGAGCGTGCTATTCCACAGCACGTATGGCCCGCCTGTCTGCGGCGAGCCGGGAAGGGTGGTGGAATCCGCGCGCGTGGTGTTGTCAAGCAGGAGCGCGGGCGCGACGACGAGGACGGTCGCCGACGCGGTGCTACGGAGGAGCAGGAGTAGGCTCATGCGCCTTGCTCCATGCTACCTATTTCTCGATGCCGACGATGCTACCGCGCCACGTAAACGAGGTCGTCGCGGCAGGCGTCACCACGAGCCGCACGACCTGCGCGGTCGTGCCGAACAGCGACTCATTCACCACGACCTGAATGCGATCGACGCCGGGGCCGATCATCTGTTGCGTCCAGACCTTCGTACCGCTCGGCAACTCAAGCGAGACCGCGCCGTAATTCAAGATCGTCGCCGCCACGGTCGTCGTGTAGACGGTCACATCGAAGCCCACGATATAGAATGTCTTGCCCGTCGTCACCGTCACCGTCGCGATGACCTGATCAGCGGTCACCGCCGTCGTCACGAGCACGCCCAGCGCCTTCTGCGTCGTCTTGCCCGTACTCGACCCGAGCTGCACCGCGCCGATCGTGTTCGTCCCAAGCGGTAGCGCATCGTTGATAAACACAGCGTCCGCGCCATCGCCCAAGTGGATGATGAGCGCGGGTGTGCCCGTGAGCGTGCCGACAGACCGCACGCGGAAATACTTGATACCCGATGCGTTACCCCTGTAAAAGCCGTTCGCGGTGGCGTTCGCGGCGATTGTGGTTGTCAGAAGCCCCACCCGCCGCGCGTTGACGTTGATCCAGTTCCCATCCGTGCCCGTCGTCGAATCGGCGGACGCTTCGAAGTAGAGCGTGCCCGTTGTGAGGCCGGTGATCTGCACGGTCCACGTCGCATCGCCACCCTGCGAGAGTGCGAACACGAGCGAGCCAGCGGTGCTCGCGCCCGTGACAAAAGCACCCGCGCCCGCAGGGGCGCCCACCACAATGTCAGTGGTGGTGATGGTGCCGGTGACAACCGTATCCGGCTCGTACGTCGCGAACTCCCCCAGCGAATTGACGATGGCTTTGTTTGACGATCCGAGCGTGCCATCCATCACCTTCATCATCTGCGCGACACCCGTGCCGAGCACACCGTCCGTCAATTCATCGGCAAGGACGACCGCGCCAGAGCCAGGGGTTACGGCCACGTTATCTGCCACAACGCCCTCCGCTATCTATTGTGTACGCTATAATAACGATTATCTTACCGGGCATGACTCCTCGCTCTGCTATTGGGTCCAAGCGACTCAATCAAAACGGCTATGTCGAGATGAAAACAGATAACGGCTGGCAATTCGAGCATCATGTGGTGTGGGAATTAGCAAACCGTCCGTTAATCGCTGGCGAGGTAATTCATCACAAAAACCACGTCAAAGACGACAACCGACTTGAGAATCTGGAGTATTGCGAGTCGAATAGCGCACACATGAAAAACCACCACCCCGACCGCTTGCTCGCATACGTCGCGTCCAACGCAGAGAAGGCGCGCGGAGTACCGCGTAAACCAGAGCATATTGCGAAAATGTGCAAACCAAAGAGACGCCCGCGCACTCCAGAGCACGCCGCGAAGATCGCGGCTGCGTTGCGAGGCCGGAAAGCATCCCCCGAAACGCGCGCGAAACTTTCTGCGGCTCACAAAGGCAAACCCGTTGCGCGTCATGTGATAGAGGCGATGCGTGCCGCAGTCGTAGGCAAGCCGAAAACTGCCGAGCATCGCGCGAAACTCTCGGTGCTCGCGAAGCAACAGCCCCGCGATCCATTGACGGGCGGCTACCTCAAGCAAGGCGAATAATTGCGGTGAGACCTGGTGCCGGAAGCTGGACCGTAAACGACCCTGCGGTTGCCGTGAAGTTACCTCCGAAGTCGATGACGCACACCGCGTGATTCGACACCGAGCTGTTATAGATGAGGCACGATGCAGCGGTAATCGTCGCCGTCGTCCAACTTGGATCCGTCGTCCAGTCGATATAAGCGGTGTCGGTGGAGATCGAGACCGTGAAGCCCGCCATCGTCACCCCGCCCGCAGTGTAGCCCGTGCCCGTGATCTCATTCGTCGTCGAATAGACGGTGGTCGTCTTATCGTTCACCGCCGTCGAGGTGTAGAGCGCCATCTTGTACGTGTTCGTCGAGAGGTTGAGCCCGTTGAGAAAGTCCTGCTTGGCCGAGTTGCAGAACGCGGTGGTCGATGCCATTGGACGCTCCTAGAGTGGTGTCAGGTGGTGAGTATGTTGAACCACGTCCGCGAGCCAACGACCCGCGTGCTGTAGCGGTAGAACACGTAGCTGTCTTGCCGAGCAGGCCCCGGCGATTGCGTCGGGGCTAGGTTGTTATTCCATTCGAAGAGCGCGGGGCCGGTATACGTGAACTCGTGCGCCCACCCGCCGACGTCATCCTGCACGACATCGACGTGCGCGAACTCGCCCACGGGGAAATCGCCCAACATGCTGATGGTATTGCCCACGAGTCGCATGGACTTGGCGCGCGAGGCCAACGTCCATGTGAGCGGCACCGCACCCGAGACATCGCCCAGGGCAACCGTTGGCGTTTTCGTGACTTGGGCATCAGTGATGAGGATCGGCACGACGCTGACCGCGACCGTCGCAGTCGCCACACCCGCGCTCACCGTGATGCTGCAACTACCCACCGCAACGCCCAGCACGAGGAACGACGTGGCGGTGAGCATGAGCACCGTCGCAATCCCGTCATTGCTCGAGACCGCCGAGTCCACCACAAGATCAGTAATGAGCACGGCCAGCGAGTCGTGCGCCGTCATCTCGACGAACTGCACATCGCCGGGTGTCACGGTGATCGAGGACGGCGTGGCCGTGAGCGTCGCGGGAATCGCGGACTGCACGACCTCATGCAACGCGCCCACCTTGCGGGACGGCATGATGAGGAAGAGCACATCAACCGTGCCCGGCGCGAGCCAAGACGCCAGCCCCGTCTGATCGATAGACGCGACCACGGGATTGCTCACACTCCACGTGCCCGACTGCGCGGCCAACGGGTTGCCTAGCGGGTCGAAATCGCTGTGCGCGAATTGCGTGGACCCCCCGACGTAATGCGTCATGCTTCGCTCACCACGACGGAGCCCACGAGCGGCGTCGGGATGACGGTATCCGTCGCGCGTTCGGCGCGGAGCCGTCGGGACGCGCTCCATGTGCGGGGCTCATCGAGGCCCGTGATGCGGACCTCTTGCGTCCACGCGATGCCCTTCGTCGTCCCGCGCACCGTCGCGCGCTCGACGCCCGCCGTATCGGTACCAGCGGGCAGCGTCAACGTGAACTGGCCCTCGCTCGTGGGCTGCGCGGCGAGAATGGGGTCGCTGGACGAGAGGAGCGACAAGCGGCAGGGCACCGTCGCCAGCACCACCGCTGTCTTGACGGTGACGCCCCCCGCGCCGCGCGTCGTCGCGAAGACGATTAAGTCGCACTCGCTCGTCATGTTCGCGTCTTGAATGGCGCGAAAAGATGCGAGGGTGTCGAGGGAGAGGAGCGGGGCGGTCATGCGGCCCCGCTAGAAGCGGAAGTCGATGGGGATCGCTCTAGTGCCAGAGGGCGCGACGCCGCTTGTCGCCGTGATGGGGAGCAGCGACTGATATTCGAGCCGCCACGCATCGCGCGCGGTAATCCAACTGTTGATCTGGGTCTGCAGATAGGACGTCGAGACTTCGCCGGCTAGCGACGCCGACGCGGGCGAGAGGGTGAGCCGGTTCACGACGTCCGACCACGCGCGATAATACGTGAACGTGCGCGCGATGGCGTCTTGCGTGGCCGCGTCAGTGACTAAGAGCGCCGTCGCTTTCGCGTAGCCGCTGGTGAGGTACGACGTGACGCGAGTCGTCACTTGACCCGACGACAGCGAGGGGTAGAAGAGCGCCCCGTCGATCTCGCCCAGCGGCGTCAGCACGTCCGTCGCGATGAGCGGCACAGCTTACGCGCGCCCGCGCTGCTTCTTGACGGGTCTCGTTCCGCGCGCTGTCTCTGACGCGACGGCAACTTTGGCTTGCTCCTGCTCCGCTGCAGCCATGTTCTGCGCGGCGACACCCTTCGGCGCGGGCGTCGCATCGGGCTCGAAGTCCTCCCAATGCGGCCCGTCCTGCGGGAAGTCCTCCGGCAAGTCCTTTTCCATGCCGGGCGACCACACATCGCCCTTCCAAATCTTCGAACTCACGAGCTTGCGGCTCGTATCCGGTGCTGGCATGACTTTCCGTGGCATATGCTCTCTCCCGTGAAGTGACGCTTCCTCTGCAACGGTGACCGGCTCTGTCCTGCTACCGGGACCGGCCACCGCGCAAAGCCTCCAAATAGTGTTCCTGCTATGCGTCTATCGCTTACGCGATAGAGTTGATCACGTAAATCGCCTGCGGGGACGTGATGACCGGCAACGCCGTCTGCCAGCCTTCCGCCCACACACGCGGTGGCTTGTCCGGAAAGAACTCCGAGCGAATGACGCGACCCGGCTCGCTCTGGCCCACTGGCCGTCCGATCGCCGTGTAGCCCACCGTGTTCGTCAGCCGGTCCAGGATCTCCGGTGCCAACTGCGCGGTGTCGCCCAAATCGAGCGCGGGATCGCGCCCCGTTTCGGCCACCAGCACCATGACGTTCGACGCCATGAAGCGCGTGGTGCCCGTCTCCGTCCGGTACTGCAGATCGTAGAGCTCGATCGGCGGCAGGCCGTCCAGCGCCAGCGCCGCGTTCAACTCCAGGAGCGATGACCGCCCGCTTGCCACCGCCACACCGCCCGTCCCGACATTCAGGATGAGTCGGCCCGTCCGTGCCTGCACCTTCGCGTTGTTCCCCATGATCGAGGCGACGTTCCGCGAGGTGATGATGCGCGTGATGGTGTAGCCCAGCGATGCGGCCAGTGTCACCATCGCGAAGATGTCCGCGAACGGGTCCGTGGTCGCCGTTGACCACGCCGCGCTTGCCGCGGCGCGCTGGCCCGAGGGGTTCGAGTAGTTGATCGTCTCGGTGTAGCTGTCGTCGCCGCTCAGGGTGACGGCGGCGGAAACGATCGCCTGCCAGCGCCACGCTTCGAGGCGCTCTTCCAGCGGGACGTTGATCGTCAGCTCCACAAAGTTCGTGATCGCCGCGATCGCCGTCATGCTGTCGTTCGATGCCAGGATGCGAAGGAGCGCGTCGTAGTCGCGGCCTGTCAGCTCGGCGGCCTTGTCGGACTCCGCTAGATTGACCTGCATCACGCCCGTCAAGGCGCCGCCCTTTTTCTGCGTCGGGGAGTAGCGCGTGCCCGCGTTCGCGATGATCGAGCGATAGCGGATGAACTCCTCGATGTAGTTGTTGACTTCGACCGTTCGGTTGGGCAAAAGCTCCGCGCCGATATAGCGACGGTTCGGCACGCCGAACTGCGCTAGCGGGTTGCGCGCGATGAGCTGGAAGTCGCCCGCCAGCGACATCCGGTTGATGAGGGTTCTGATATCCATTTACGCAACCCCCTTCACGCACACATACCGGGCGCGAACAGCGGCCTGCACCGTCGCCGAGAGGCTGGCGAGCGGCGTGGGCAGGAAGTTCTCCTTCACGACCAAGCCTGAGAACGGACGCGTGAGTTCTACGTCGTCCAGTACCAGCGCATCGGTCACATCGAAGGCAGTGATCATAAACTCGGCGTCGGTATCGGCGGCGAGGTGGAACGGGGTGTTCGCGTCGCGTTGTGCAATCGTGCGACCGACGACGGTGCCGGACGGGATGGGAATCTTCCCCGTTGAGTCGGCGGCGCCGAAGGTGGTATTGTCGACCTTGCCACCAGCGGGCATGAGATACTTCCGACCCAGACTATCACCCGACCAGTTCGGCGAGATGAGCGTCGGCGTCGCGGAGACCATGCTCCGGGATGTAGCTGCCATATGAGCGCTCCTACGGAAAAATCGTGGTAACTCTGATGTGTGCGCTCAGGTGCTGCTGCTACGTCGCCGTCTTACGGGGCGCGTAGCGGTTATTGAGCACACGCTGAACAGCGCCGCGCTCGGCATTCGCCTCTGAGGTCCGAGACGAGCCACCTTGCGTAGCCATCGGAGTGACCTTGCGCTCTGGTGCGTGTCCGCCGCTCGGTCGCGAGTCAGCGGTGCGGTGGGGCGCGTCGTCGTCCGCGTCGCCCTCCCCCGCGAATAGAGCGGGCCGGAACTCCCCAAACTCCTCGTCCACGTACGTTTCGAGCGGCTTGAAGTCGCCCTTCGTGTCCGTGGCGAGCCGTGCGAACGGTCGCTTCTCTTTCGTCGTCGTGCCATCGGTCTGCTGGACGTCGACGTCACGGTCCTCGATTTCGAGACCGTGCATCTTCGCCAGCTTCGTAAACACCTTCTTGCCGGACCCGCTATAGCCCATGCGATCGGCCACATCCTCGAAGAAGCGGTCCTGCTTGCTGGCCTTCACTTCGGCCTGCAGCACCGCGTGCTCCGACATCTTCTGGCTGATCTGATCGGGCGAGAGGCCCAGGGCGGTTAGCTTGTTATGCGTCACCAGTGCATCGCCGCGAAGGACGACTGCGCCCTCTTCGACGACGCGATCCCGCAAGCGGCTGATGCGTTCGAGGAGTTTGCCTTTGTCGCGCATGAGCTTGAGCGCGGCGAGTCGTGCGCCCTGAAATCCGCCACCCTTGGACTCGATGAGTTCTTCGAGCACAGCGTTTGCGTCGAATGCGGCCTGCCCGTCAGGGGCGGTTGTGCCTACGGCGGGCGTCGGCGATGGTGGCGCGGGCGCGGGTGAAGCGGGTGTGGCCGGTGCCGCCGGTTCGGGCGTGACTGTGGTGCTCATACGTGAGATCCTCTCCCCGTGAGTGGTCAAGCGGTCGAACGGGTGGTGAGTGAATCCCACACGGCGCGGCGATGCCCCGCCTGCTCATGTGTCACGCGGTGGGGTTGCCCCACGCGGATGCGCGCTGCCCGGTGCGCTGTCGGTCGTACTCCTAACAATAGCGAAACGCAACTACGTACGTAAGGTACGCGATAACGCCAGTTAGGTCAAATATCCTTCCAGTGTCGCCGTCGAACGATACTGCTAATCGTTACCTCATGCACTCCGAAGGCACGAGCAAGTTCTTTCCTCGACACGAGACCATCTAGTGAGCGGATATTGTAGACATCCTCCGCCATCAGCTTGCTCAGCCCATGATCGGCACCACGCGCAAATCTTTTGCGCTCAAATGCATCGCGAGCATTGTCTGTGAGCGTTCCATCCAAGAGATGCTCAGTATTGCAACAGGGCGGGTTGTCGCAAGTGTGCCGACACACGTTCGGCCAGTGGCCATGCTTTAGGTAGAACGCGACCCGATGAGCAAAATGCACTTTGCCTTGGAAGAAAAAACGGCCGTAACCATGGCTGCTGACGTGTCCCGCCCACAGCCAGCACTCGTCAGGAGCTGCTTCGGCAATGTAGCCCCTAAATCGGGTTATCTGCTGTTCTAAGGTTATTACCCTGCGCGCGCGAGGTTTCCTGACACCATTCAACATGCTTACGAAACGCCGACCGTCGCGCATCTCGGGTGGCAGTTTTTGCTGAATCGCCTGATGTGAGACCCCGAAGAATCGGGCAATATCCGCCATGGACATGCGGTTTTGTCGCATCTCGACGACTTGCTGTCGCATGGCGGTTGCCGCCTCGCCTCGCACGCGCTTACGGCTTATGATTAGCTCCATATCGCGAAGATACTACCGTAACCGCAAGTACGCTATAACCGTACCTACGCCGCGTTTCGGTAGTTGACGACGCAATTGCAATTAGAAATGCAGGTGCGCTCTCCGACAGGGATGAGCGTGCCAATGGGCACCCAGCCGAGCGCCGTCTGCTCGCGGCACAGGTCGCACGACTCGCCAGGATTCAAGATGTTGCGCTCTTCGTCGAAGCCGCGCAACGCTTGGCCCGCACGATACGTCACGTCGTAGGTGTTCCGCGCCGACTGCGCGTACATCCCCGCGCGTTGCGCCATGCCGCGCGTCGATTGCGCCGTGCCAGCCGCTAAGTCGTCCATCCAGTCGCTCAAGTACGTGAACTGCTCCGCGAGCCGCTGCTGGAATACGTCCAGAGCCGCCGCGTCGATATTAGAGAAGCCGCCAGCGGCGACGGCGGACGAGTAGAGTTGCGTGTTCTTGATGAGCTGCTGCATCTGGCGCTCGAACTCCGCGATCCCGATACTGCCCGACGTGTAGGCGTTCGCTATCGCGGCGGCGTCCTCAGATGCGCCATCCAGCGCGCGGTCGAGGTCGGAGCGGACGGACTCGAATGAAAGGAACTGGCCATTGGCGGCGCGGAATCGTCCAGTGAGCGCGTCGAAGAGGTACGGGATGAACGACGCGGCCACTACACGCGCATAGGAAGCGGGGATTTTGTATACACGTCCTCGCGGATATGCATACTTATTTCGGTTTCTTCGGGCGGGCGGGCTTCTCCACCTTCGGCGCCTCCAATAGTCCCCACGCGCGTCGCGGCGCGTGCTTGCGGAACGCCGTGCGCGCACGCTCGATGTCGGCGGGCGTGACGGTCAGCGACACGGGCGGCGACGTGACGGCCTTGCGCGCGGGGTTAGGCTTCCGGGTGGGCATCGTCCCCGTCGCTAGGTAGATAAGACTCCCTATCTTCAACGTGTGCGCGCGGCAAATCAGTATCGCCGTAAGGCTTGGGGCCGTCGCTATATCCCGTCCAATCGTACCGTTTCGCTAGTACGGCTTTCGTCTGGCGCAAGATTTCGGCGGTGCTCAGCCGTTGCGGCGAGCGATGGTAGACGGCAAGCGCGACACGCACGCTGCGGGGAAGGGCGACACGCGAGCCAATATGGGCAACGACGCTCATGCCGCCCCTGCCTTCGCGGGCGGCACCACGACGCCTTGCGATGCGGCCTTCACTGCTTGCACGGCGGCGACGTGCGCCGCGAGCGCAGGCGGTATCACGCCTTTCGGGTGCAGCACGGGCGGCACGACTGCGCCGGGAACGAGTGCACCGGGGATGGGCTCCATGACGGGCGTGCCGTCGGGGTTGAGTTTCGGCGTGCCGTCGGGATTCATGGCGGGCTGCATCATGCCGGGCACGGGCGCGGGGATGGGGTTGGCGAGCGCGTCTTTCTCGATGAGCTTCACCTCGTCGTCCTCGAAGCCCGCGAGCTGTGCGGCAAGGCCAAGCGAGAGCCCTGCATCGACCCCCTCCTTGAGCGCCACGAGTTTCTTCTGCCGCAATTCAATGCGCTTCCCCGGCTCGCTGTTCAGTCGTGCCTGCTCGGCGTCCACGTCCTCCACGCCCAACGCTTGCATCACCCACTCAGCGGACAGGAAGCCCAGCTGCCCCGCTTGCGTCACCGTGAGCTTTTCCGAGGGGTCCAGTGGCCCCGTGTCGGTGAAGCAGCTAAACGTCGCGCGGTAGTCCTCGCAGACTATTCCTTGCGTATCGCTCGCGAACACGCACGCCATCGTCAACGCCGTCTCTAAGAGCCACCGGCCTGCGGGCTCCAGCGCGGCCTGACTCCGGCCCAGACTCTTCTCGAAGTCGGCGCGGGCTTGGACGCGGGAGACGCCAGACTGCACCTGGTCGGTGCCCAAGACGTGCGCCTGTTTCGCTTCGCGCAGGATCTCGGCCACGAGCGCGTTGATGGCGTCGGTCGTCGGCGTAACAGGCGAGGGCTCCTTGTACTGAATCTGAGGCGTGGCGAGCGTGACGTGGCCCTCGGCGTCCACCGTCTCTTTGCCGGCCACGAAGTTCGTCGTTCCCGCGCCCGCTTGGTAGTTCCCCAGCACTAGCCGCCGCGTGCCCGTCTCAGGGTCGTCGACGTACTCGCCCGGCATCTCGGCGTTAATCAGCGTACGCTCGGTAAAGCCCGCCGTCTCGAGTCCGCGCGGCACCATCGACATCGCGAAGTTGATGGCCTTCTGGATCGAGACAATAGACGCATTGATGAGCGGCGGTCTGAGGACTGCGTAGTGCGTCAGATGGCCATACAGCGGGAGTTGGACGGGCGCTTCCTGCGCGTTCGTGACGATGCGGATGACGGTGGCGCGGTCAGCGCGGGCCATGGTCGCATCGCCCGCCAAGTAGGTCGTCTCGATAATGCGCGGCCCCAGCGTGCCGGGGTACTCGCCTTGCCCGTAGTAGACGACGATCCCCACGCGCTCCATCGAGTCGGTGTCGGTGTAGACCGTCGCGTTCTCGCTGGTCACGACTTCGACGAAGATCTGATCCAGCGCGTCCTCGAGCGTCGCCGCAACCACGCCCTTCTGCGTCGGCGCGGGCGTGGCGGCTGGGGTATTGCCATCGGGCGAGTTAAACGCCGCGTCCGTCACGAGCTGTGGGCCGGTTGGCGGTGTCGCTTGGGCCGTCGCGGGTGTGGTGTCCGGCGGTGGAATGGGCACGTCAGTCAGGCGCGAGGCAGGGACGTAGAGCCGGATCACGGCGCGGCCTGAGAGTAACGATTCCGGCGTGATGCGCTGGAAGAGTTGGTGCAACTTCCGCTTGTCCCACCACGTCGTCAGCGCCGCCTCGATCGCGTCCATGTCGTCTTGCTCTTGCTGCGTCGGTTCTTCGTCGCTGGCCATCGGGCGCTTGGGCGTGAAGCCCCACGCGGGCTCACGGCCTACGACGCCATCGGTGTGCCGCGTGATGATGTCCTCGATCATGTTGCGGCTGACGAAGTGCTCGGCGAAGAGCGACATCGCCAGATCATCGCTGACGCCGCCGATCGTCGTCGAGGGCTTGGGGCCAACCCACCCGTCACCGTCCTGCCAGTGGTCGCCCGCGAGGAACGCGCGCACTTGCGATGCGATGCCCTGATCCGTCGAGAGCCCGCGCGCGGTGGGCTCGAGCGTCGTGAGCACGTCGTTGGACGCCGCGATCAGGGCAATGGCGCGGGCTGCATCGAGTGTGCCGAAGTCGTAGGCCATTCACGCTCGCCGTGGAGAGTGTTGGGGTGGGCTGTCAAGCCGGACGTGCCGATAACTCAGGCCATGGATTAAACCCGGAGAGTTGCTTCCCATTAGGCCGCACCCCATCGAGCAATATACGTCCGCGCTATTCAGTTGCGCTATAGTGCGGATCGGGAACGCGATACTCCTACTTCTGCGCGACGAACGCCATCTCCCAGTACGGCCCGCACGGCTCGCCGTCGCGAATCTGATACAGGCGGCGCAGCTCGTAGACCTTGAGGCCGTGTTCTAGCGCGATCGCGAGGGCGCGAAACCCTTCCCCCTGTCCACCGTAAAACCGAACGGTGGGCTCGGGGAATGGGTGACCCCTCCCACCCTGACATGATTCACAGGTCTCGATGCCGTTCTCGAAGAGTATGCGGACGTGCCGCTTAATTCCCTTGTCGAGTTTCGCGTATGGCGGCAGCACGCGTTTCCCGAGGGATTGCCGTTTCATCCCGTCCAGATCGTGTGTGTGCCTGCTCCTTTCACAACTGGCACCTTCGGCCACTCGAACGCGGCTTGCACGACGGCGGTGCCCACGTCCGGCGAGTGGCCTGTCAGTTCCTTGATGTCGTCCGTCGAGTCCACTTTGATCTTAAGTTCCGAGAGGTACTGATACCGCGGCGCGGTCAGGTCACGGATCATCTCTTTCGTGGGATTGAGGATGCACCACTTCCCGCGCTTCACGCCCTCCGCGAACTCCCACCACGCTTGAGAGCGGATATTGACGAAGGTGAACATCGACTTTACCACGGGCGCGCGTTCGCGAGTGGTGATGCCGTTCGGATATGTGACGAGCGTGCTACCGTCGGGTTGCACGAGGCGCGGGACCGCCTTACCGCCAGCGACGAACGCGCGTACGTTCCTCCCCCAGCGCCTCAGCATATTGTAGACACCTGAGCCAATGCCTACAGAGTCCACGACGTAATCGGCTGGTGCGATGCCGTGCTCCTGCATTCGCTGACGCGCACGCTCTGCGGTCGTGGGCTCGTCCCAATGGTGATGCACCTCGAGCGCCGCGCCGTCGATGACGTTCCCATCGATCAGGCAGAACACCGTGTCGTCATCGCCACCGCTCGCGACATCCAACCCCTCACGCTTGCGCCCGCGTTCAGGCTCCACGTTCGCCGCTTCCATCACTTGCGCGTACGTGAGCAGCTGATAGGGATCGATGATCGCTGCCCAATCGCCTTCGATAAATCGCTTGTACTGCTCTGGCGGCAGCTCACGCCACGCGGCCCACTGCTCCTCAGTGTTGTAGGGATTGTCGGTCGGGAGGGCAGGGAGGAAGTAATAGGGCGGCTCGATGCGCCCCTCGCGCCACGGGTCGTAGAACCATTCGCGTACCCAGTTGTCAGCAGGGTTAAACGTCGCGAGGATGAGCGCGGGCGGCTGCTTGGGGTGTGGGTTGGCATCCGTGGGCCGGATGATCCAGCTTCCTAGTCGCTCTGTACATTTATTCGCGGTCTGCTCGCTGACTTCGTTCGCTTCCTCGAGCACGAAGCCGTTGACCTCAAGCCCCTTGAATCGATCGAGGTCGGGATCGGTGGGGAGCTGCTCGGCGATAAGCAGAATCTCTGAGCCGTTCGCGCACCGATACTTCCACTCGGCTTTGTCCAGCTTCCCGACGAATGGACGCGGGGCAAACTTCTCGATGGTGGGGATGGTGTTGCGGCGAATGCGCGGCAGATCCTTGCGGACGATCGCCCAGCGGGAACCGGGGAATATCTTGCACAACAGGAAGAGGCACTCAACGACGGAAATCGTCTTGCCGCCACGGATGGCGCCGCCCAAGCCGAAGAACCGCCACTTCCCCGAGAACACGTCGGTAATGAACCGATCCTGTAGCGGCGTTGGCGAGAATTGAAGCGTATCATCGATCGGCGGCGTTCGCGGTGGAGTCAGGCGCGGCTTGACAGCGGTGGCCACGGGCTAGAACTCGATGCGCTGCCCGAACACGATAGCGACTTGCCGCTTCTCGCCTTCTGGCGTCGTGTGCGCGACTTCCGTCTTATCCTGCTGACCGAGGTACTGCTTGCCAAGCCAGATGAGCATCGCGGGGTTACCCGATTCCGCGAGCGCGAATTGCGCCTGCCGCAGACGGATTCTCCGATCCGCTCTATTTTTGCGCAAAAGAGGTATGAAACGTCGCTCGATAAGTTCAGGAGTCGTATTCAGGAACTCAGCGATCTCTACATTCGTCGCCCCACAATACGCCATCCCTTCGACGACGGTCGGATCGATGGGGAGTTCGGGGCGTCCGCCACCCTTACCCCTACCCTCGCCGGCAACCTTCTCGCGTCCGTTAGCGTTCGTGGCTGGCTTCGCCTTTCGTCTCGCCCGTGCGGGCGGTGGAGTCGTTTTCTTCATAGTTGCGGGGGTGAGACTCGAACTCACGACCTTCGCGGCGATGAACCGCGATGCGCTGCCGCTGCGCTACCCCGCGTACCGTACTCTACCGCGCTACCACTTCTGCTGCACGACCTTGCCGACTTTCCGTCCCAGCTTCTTCGCGAGGAAGGCGGGCATCTTCTTGGGGCTCGCCTTCTTAGGGCTCCCGCTCTTGTTACCCTTCGCGAACTTGCCGCCGCTCGTCCGTTTGGTGGCCATCGGACTAGGCCGCTGGGGGAAACTTCGCGCCGAGCGTATCGATGTGCGTTGCGGCTTCGTCCTGCGCCGTCTTCACGTCGGCGAGCGCTGCGGCAACGGCAGCATCGTTCGAGGCAGCGCTAGCTGCGATTGCGGCTTCGAGCGCATCAACCTTGACGCCGATGTCGTCGATCTTGGCGTCCTGCGCGGCGAACCCTGCTTTGATGTCGTCGATAGCTGACATAATACGTTGCTCCAATTGATGAATGTGGTTGAGCTGTGCGGTAGTCTCCGCGTGGAACTCGAGGAGCATCTGCCCCACGAGGATGAGCAGCGCCGTCACGTCGCCCGAACGTCCGTGCTTAGTGTGAAGCGCCAGTTCGGCGGTGAGTTTGTCCCGTGTCGTCTGTGGCTTCGTCATGTCGCCACCAGAATCAGCCCTTCGGAGCGACGGCTCGTGACGCTCGCGGAGGCCGCGGCGCTCAGTGTGCCGTCGTGCATGAGCTGGTGCCACGCCTTGCCCGTGGGCGCTGCTGGTAGTGTCGTCGTCACGAGCGAGGCGTCGCCGTAGTCGGTTGGCTTGAGGCCCGTGGTGCTATAGCCCGCGTTGCCGAGAAAGACGACGAACACCGCGGGCGTCGTCCCGTCGTGCGAGAAGGCGCGCGTGTAGCGCTGGACGGGGATGCCAAGCGGATCGATAAGAGACGACTTCACGTAGGGCGCGAGCGGCTGGCCGATGTCGGTATCGAGCACGAGCGGCCAGACGGCAGAGAACGGCCCTTGCCCCACCTTCATCCCGTTCCAGAGATCCAGAATGCAATGCTTCCGCGTGCCACCGTCGCTCACGGTAAACGTCGCATCGACGGCCATGAGCCAGTAGGCGTAGAGGGAGACAAGCGCGCGGGCGGTGGGGGTCGCGTAATTGCCCGCCGTGTAACTCGCCGGGAGCCCGTTGAGTGTCGCCACCCCGTTCGTGATCGTGTACGTGCCGCCGAAGGAGAACTCGATGTCAACGCCTTCCGCGTTTCGTGCGATGACGTAGGTGAGCGATTCGGAGGCGGCGTAGGGGAAGAGGCCAAGCGAACTCTCGCAGTGGGCGCCTTTCGCGGCACGGGAGAGCGTCGCGTCGGTCGCGAAGAAATCCCCCGCCGTGTTGATGCGGAGATAGGTGGGTGCGCCCGCGCTGGCCAAGATCGCGGCGAGTTCGCTCGCCAAGTCGATGACGTACTGAGGCGCCAGTCCCGAGGGGCCGTATTCGACGGAGGCGGTATGCCCACTGTAATCGCCCGTCGACATGGAGTCGATGAGGACGCCATTCTGTTGCGCGACACCACCGGCCAGGATCATCTGCGCGAAACGCGCGACCTGCATCGCACGGGCGGTGGCCGCACCGAAGTTCGTTCCGAGCGTCCATGACGCCCACCCGAACCGCTGGAGACGATTGTCCTTGAGCCGCGTCCCGGTGCCGGGTGTTGAGACCGTCCCGATCTTGGAATTGCCGGGCAATCCAGATCCGAGCGCCCCCGCTGACCACCCCGAGATCGTGATGCCGAACTTCTGCAATGTCGAGACGGGATACGTCCCGTTGCCTGCGGTGAGCCCCGCGAGGGCGATTGTCTGCCCCGGCGTGAACGGATACGAGGAAATGGGACCGCCGCCCGGCTGCGGAGAATTGAACACGATGACGCCGAGCGCGGAGATCGACGTAATCCCCGCGACGTTGTTCGGCTGGCCTATTTGTGCGTGGAGGTAATAATCCTCCTCGCTGTCTCCGTGCGCCACAGCCCAATCATGTGCAAACTGTATCCAGCGGACGGCGTGGCGTGGATCATCGGCGGGGGCTGACCATACCCCGGCAGTGAAGTCGTTCTCGCCGTTCGACTCACCGAAGAGGAGGAGCGCATACATCTGAACGCAGACCGCGTTCGGATGCGACGTGGTCGAACCCCCATCGATGTCATCGATGTGTCCGTTCGCGAAGTCGTTGTCGGCGACAGTCGTCCACCGCTCGATCGCGCGCGTCCGGAGCCACGGTCGCCGCAGCGAGCGTGGGGCGCCCACGGGCACGGGAGTCGGGGTCGGCGTAGGAGTCGGGGTGGGAGTCGGAGTTGGGGTAGGCGTCGGGGTGGGCGAGGCGGCCTCAAGAGTCACCACGCGCGCCGTGAGCGTAGTGAGCTGCACGATCGCACGCGCGACGTTCGCCAGCGCCGTTGTCGCATCTGCGCTGGCTTGCGCGGCTGTTGCGGCCAGCGCGTCGAGCGCGGGATCCGTCGGGACGCTGACCGTTTGCGCTGGGATGCTGATCGACTGGCCCATGCGATGTGCCTCTGTGTGCGGCTATTGCGAACCTCTCTCCTGCTAATCTAGTACGCTATACAGCGGGGCGCAAAAATGTGCGGAGTGCTCTCGCTTACTTCTCAGCGGGACACACGCGCTTGAACTCGGCCAGCCACGTATTGCTTGGATCGAGGTCGAGGTCGCCCCACGGATCAGAGCCCCACTTCATCTGCGTCGTCTCGCAGTTGAACTGAATCACGTAGATCGTATGCGTTGGCGCGGCGGTTGGCTTGTTAAGTAGCGTCGTCGTGACGTCGATCGTCTCCTGCCGCTTCGCGCCCGCTGCTTGGATATTCGCCGTATCGACGGCGTAGACAAACTCTTGGTGGAGCACGGATGTATCGGTGCCAAAGACGACCCACTGGGGCTCAGGCGCTTGCGCTCGCGCGGGCGAGGCAAGAGCAAAGGCGAGCATGAGGACGAGCAGGGCGAAGCGCATCGGGTGGCTCAGTGAGCAGGAAGGTATCGGCGCGCTTGTGCGCGGCGCCGACGGATAGTGACCACGGCTTCCTCAATCGCGATCAGCGTCTTGGCCGTCGGGTTGGGGTCGGTGTCCGTGAAGTATCGTTGCACCTGGGCACCGTCCGCGTTGAGCTGGCGAGCGAGTGCACTACGACTCGCTCCCATCTCCAGGAGTCGCTTGTCCAGGTCCTTGAAATATTCGACCATCGTCTGCGAGCCTATTAGGTCCAGTTTGAGCGTTGCCATATCAGGCGACTCAGCGGGTGGAGGGGCGTATAGCATACGCTATAGCGCGGGCAGCATCAAGACGGACGGAATGTGCCACTTCGTGCCCATGCGATCCGTGCGGCCTCTTGTGTCTCGGGCGAGTCGTACCGAACGCACTCTTGCGCCCGACGGTTGTCGTCCTGCTCCGCAGCGAAGGCGACTCGCGCCGCTAACAGCTCCACACGCAACGCGGCGAAGCTTGCGCCCGAGTCATCCAAGTCAGGGACCGCATCCAACACCGCGCGCTCCGCACGCTTGAGCCGTTCAGCCGCCGACTCGGGCGCATCCTGAATCACGATCTCGCACGAATGCCATTCATCGATAATCATTTCTTCGCCTCTTTTCCCGCCGCGATGCCCGTCGCTGCTTGGATCGCGTAGGCCGCGATCTTCTCGTAGGCGTCGCGCTTTGCCTCAGCCGTCGCGCCCTTCGCGGTGGTGACGAATAGCAACTCGCCGATGATTTCCGCGACTTCGGCGGCAGTTTCCGGCGCTTCGACTGCTTCCCGCTGCGATTCGCTCATACGGGCACGGGCTCCGTCGCCTCTTCGCGCGGCAGGCTCTCCCATAGCGCCTGAATCCACTGGTTTGCCGAGGCGACGCGCATTCTCTCTTCAGCTACATCCTGAGCATCCCGCTTGATCGAGTCGCGCGCGCGGCGCTTCTTCTCTTCGAGCCATGCCTCTGGCGTTTCCAGCGGCTTTTCCTCAAGCCACTCATCGTTGCAATCGAAACGAATCGACTCTTCAAGCTGGTCGATCATAAACTTCTTCAGCCCACGATGATCGGCAGTCGGAGCCTTCCAGCGACGCACCGCTGCGAGCATGGCAGTGTAGCGGTCGCGCTTGGTGCGGTGGTCGCGTCGCCCTTCTTCATTGCTACGCGCTTGCTCGTAATGCTCTCGTGCCTGCACCGCTTCTGCTTCTTTCAGCGTCATTCGATTGAGGCGCGCGAGATCTGCCTCCGCCTTCGCGAGCCCCTGTTTCGCGTAGTCTGATTCTTCCCGCAACTTCGGCAGCACATCCATCGGCTCGTCGCGTTGCATGACCGTCGCGCCGAATTGCCGCGCGCATCGGAGCGCGAACGTGCGGAAGTCGGTCACCTTCCCATCGGCCACATCGGCTGTATATCCGGTTGGCATCAGCTACCTCCTCGCGTGCTCTCCATTGTGCTCTCCATTCAAGTCGGCTGAGCGATCGGAACGCCGCCGGTTCTCATCGCCGCCTCGCATACTTGGTCATCAATAAAGATCATCGCCGCTTGTAACCCTTCGAGCGTGTCGGTCTCAAGGTAGATGTCTACCTCGTCAAGAATCCTACTGCGAGCGCCGTAGGCGATTCCACTGCCGCCGTCTTGATAGAAGTGCCGCCGCGGCCGCGCGCTTATTGTCCACGCTTCGTGTGTCTTTCGAAGGTTTGTCAGTTTCAGCTTTGGCGGTCGGAAATCATTTTTCACATCGCCTCTTCTTTTTTATCATCCGTGATCGTGGTCTCCATTCGGCGCTGAAGGATATTGTTCGCGAACGCCCAATGAGTAGCCGTTTCAAAGTGCTGCGATGCCTGCCGACAGGCAGCTTCGGCATCCAAGAATCTTCCCTCAGCCCTCGCGGCCTCGGCGGACTGAGCTTCCTCTAATCCCCACTGGATATACTTTCGCAGCGGCTGCTCGCACTCGTTGTCGGCATCGCTCACATCGCCTCCTCTTTCTTCTCCTCGTCCGTGTTCGCGCGCTCCGCCCGCGCGCGAACCACTGCCTCGTCCGTCTCTTTGGCTGAGCCACAACGAGGACATTGCCACGCACCTTCACCGATACGGCGCATGAATACTTCGCACCTCTCGCAATGCGGCACCAACGCGGCGAATTGCATCGGGGTTAACCCATTTAGCCAACTCACATCGCCTCCTCTTTTTTCTTGTCGTCCGTGATTTTCCGCCGACGCTCCAACGCGCGCCGCATCGTCCCCATATCCGCCGCGATGTGTACCCCGAACCGTACACTAGCCACATTCCATCCCGTTCCGCCAGTAACCGCGCGACGCATGGGCGACATCGCTAGCCTTCTCGTTTGCGGGCCGATGCGTGTCTCATAATGCCGGGGTCGCGGGTTCGAGTCCCGCCCCTGCTACTTGTGGGCAAAGGACTTAGCTCGTCTGATGTGATGTCCTTTCTAGGCGCTGTACCCCGAACCGTGTCCCGCGCTTCACTCGCCGCATCCTGCATCGTCGCCAGTTTCTCCCACTTGTCGCGGTCCTGTTGGCTCGGCATGAACCGTCCGTAGACCTTGAGCACGAGCACGGCGTTCGCGTGCCCGAGCTGCCGCGCGATGAGTTCCGCTGGCGTCCCCGCGCGGCTCGCGCGGACCGCGTAGGAATGGCGTTGATCTCGGAGCTGGTAATCCTCGATCTCAGCGCGGTCACAGCCAGCGTTGTGCACGCCGCCCGCCATCCACCGATCGATGCTGGGAAAGAGCCGATCGTTCGGCCGGAGATCCGCAATCAGTTCCGCGACGTACTCCCACGCCCAATCCGCGACGCGTACGATACGGTCCCGCGAGTGTGTCTTGGTGCCCGCCGCGCGGATTTCGCGACGGCCCGCGTCTACGTCGCGGCGTTTGAGGCCGAGCGCGCACGTTACCTCGATGCCAGACCCGCCGAGCAGCGCCGACAGCGCGCAATAGGGTTCGGGCTGATAGTTGGCGAGCCGCTTCATATCGGGCACGTCGAGATAGCGGAGCCGTGGCGCGCCTTGCGACGGCGCATCGACCGATCGCATCGGGTTGTGCGCGAGCAGATGCTTCTTGCTCACCAGGAATTGCGCGAAGTTCGACATTGCGGAGTGCACCTTCCGCCGTGTGCTGGGCGTCGCGGGATACTCCGACAGCCAGCGGTCGAGCGCATCGACGGTGAAGCGCGAGCGGTAGAATGGCACGCCTTCCGGCATGAGCGAGCGGACGTGGTAGACGTAGTGCGCCAGCGTGTCAGGCTTCACGTCGGGTCCGGTGCGCTTCGCCCACTCCGCGACGAAGGGCTCGAGATTCACGTCGTCGAGCTTTGCGCGCAGTTCCTGGAGGCTGTCGGCCATAAACGCATCATAGAGTTCGCCCACCGTGATGGCGTTGTCGATGACGGCGTTGAGTAGCTTCGTCTCGCGCTTTCGGATACAGACGCGGACAGCCTGCTCGATGAGTTCGGCGGTGGCCTTATCGGTTGTGCCGGTCGATTTCCGCACCTTGCCGCCCGGCGTCGGAATCGAGACGGTCCACGTTTTGAGCCCGCGGCGCCGGAACACCATCACGGCGTTCCTATTATCGGTGGGTTGGCCAGATCAGCTACCTCATCTTCGGTGATCGGGACAAGAGGAACGAAACAGCCAACCGCAAAGGACCGTGAACAGTGCGGGCACCTGACGTAATACATGAAATCCGCATCAATGTGAAACTGCTCGCCACACTCACAATAGAGATCCGCGCACGCTTCCGTGCCCTTCCATTGGATGAAGGCCATCGGCCGGGGTAGTTCCTCCATCTGTCCGGGGAAATCACTACTAGCCATTACGCGAATCTCCTTTCCCGCATGTGCGACGTGGCCCACTCTTTCACGACGGACGGCTCGTACCGGATGAGCGGCCTGTCGGTCTCACCCTTCCCCGGCAGCAGGACTTTTGGGCAGCTCGAATCCCGAAGGTATCGATCCGACACCTGAAGGTACGCCGCCGCCTCGGGCTGAGTCCAGAGTCGTCCCGGATTGAAGTCGAACGGCGGCGCGTCCTCTGGCGACGTGTGCAGGCGGGGGCGCGTCATAAGCGCACCCCGCCAAGAGTTTCGGGATGCTGCGCGCGTATCTCAAGTTCCCGTCTTATGAGGTATATCTGCGCGTCTGTCTCGGCCAGAGCCGCCATACGCTCCCCGCGCTCATATGCGAGGACGGAGAACGCCCTGCGAAGCTCAAGAACCGTCATCGTCCCGACTTCTATCGCATCGGCTTCAGCAGCCTCGCGTGCGCCCTCACGGAATCGACTCATCGCCGCGCCGCGCGGTACGCGCGGAACTCGGCCCGCAGTCCGCGGATCTCATCGCGCGTATCCTCTGTTGCGATGCGGATGTGGCCAAGCATGGCGAGCAGAATCGTCACGAACCCACCAACCGCCGCGCCAATCAACACATGCCACACCACGTCACTCATCGCCGTTCCGCGCGCAACTTGACCGCCGCCCGCGTGGCGTCGTGGTTTGGCGGCGTTCGCGTCCGCTGCAACGCCGAGATGCCGAGCACCGCGATGACGCACGCCATGAGGAACGCCGCCACGAACGCGAGCGGCCACGCGAGCGAGAGGAACACCGCCGCGACGCGCGCCCTGCCCGTGAACGCGACGGGCGTGTGCAACAGTCTGTTGAACGCAACCGCGCTGACGGCGTAGAGTGCGGCGATGGTGAGGGCGAGATGCGAGGTCATTGGCTATCCGCTGTCATGGCCATCGCCAGCACAGTCACCGGCGTTCCTTTTGCAGCATTGATGCGCCGTTGCTGCTCGCGCCGTAGCGCGATGATCCGGTCCAGTGCGTCATCCACACTCGCAACGAGATACCCGGCCTCGTGCTCTAAGTCCGCGTCGGTGCAGCCGTCGAAGTGCGCGGGGGTGAGGGTGTTCATGTCGTCACCTTGCGCGTCGTGAGTGTCGCGTGTGCTCGCCGTGCGCTCTGGCGTAGCGCCGCCGCCTCGACGACGTGACCGCGTCGGAGTAGGGCCGTCGCGAGGGCAGCGCGGATGCGCGCCTCAGTCCGGGCGATGCGGGCGCGGCGGCTAGTTACCATCGTAGAACTCATCGCAGATGTCGTTGTCGGGCGGCTCGATTTCTGGCCCGAGTTCGCGCTCAAGCCGCTCGTCCTCCGTCTCTTCGAACTCGGGGTCGTTCCAGCCGGGAAGGTCGGACTCGCTCACGCCGTCAGGAAGATTGTAGCCGCTCATGTCGCGCCTCCCGCCTTGAGCCGCAGCGCTTCTAGGATCGCGAGCGCGGCGATGTTGGCGTAGCCAGTCGCGCCGATGGCGTCGCCCTCACTAACTACATAGCACGCGTCCTGAATCGTTACCGATGTGTCATGCTCGGCCTCCAGCCGCGCGACTTCGGCGAGGACGGCGGCAAGGACTGTTGCCAGCGGCTCGTCAATCTCGACGCCCCCGAAGTGTGCGAACTGACGCCCGTGCGGCTCGTCGGTGAGCACTGGCATCGCGTCACAGTGCGTCGCGTCGTGGCGCGTGCTTCCACACTTCGCGCAATACTCGCGCGGCTCGTCATCGAATGGGATCGGCTTGCCCTGTTTCGGTGCTCCCATCGTGACATCTAGTTTCATCCGCTCGCGCGGCTCGTCGCTGGCGTACTGTGAGTGTTCGTTATACTGCCTTGTTCGTTCGGCGGAGATTTCTATCTCTGTGGGCTCGTCGCTGGCTTTCTCACAGACATCGCAGAATGGCGACCACGGTCGCATTGCATCGTGGTTTACCGTAGTGTGATGCTGGCGCGGCTCGTCGCTGGCGGTCACGTCACAACTCCAGATTCCGCGCCGTAGTCAGCGCACGGTGGCCCGTTCGCTTGGCGTTCCAGCCGCTCGACGCGCTGGCCGCACTCGCGGAGTTCGTACGCGATCATCGCTAGCTTGCTATCGGCGAGGTTCCACTCCAATTCCAGCGCTGCGAACTCGGCACGATCCTTCGCGAGTTCCAGCGCCAGCACATCGGGCGAGACGATGGGCGCGCTCATGCGGTACCGTCCTCGTCACCATCACCACAGAGACCGGCGTTCTCGAACAGGATCTGTGAGTGGTGGCCGCAAATCCCATGTGAAGGCGCTACGTCAGGATTGCCCGAACGAATGAGCGACGGCATCCCCTCTTTCGCGCACCACGCGCAATGAATCGATGGAAGGCGCGGGGCCGCGATGAGTGACTGCGCGTGCGCGGCGAAATCCTCAGCCGCCCACAGCGTATCGTCGAATCCCGTGGGCCGTGGCTCCTGCTCGCCCTGCTCTGCGTCGTGCATCTGGCGTTCCTCCACCCTCGAGTAAATCGCTACGTTCGGGCCGTGGAGGGTAACTTATAGCGTGATTCCTACTTGTCAATAGCGAACCTAATAACCGCGGCCACAGCCTAAAACGCGGCTTTAATCGACGACAACGCCGTGTCCGAAGGCGAGCATCGCGGCAGACAGATCGAACGTCGTGCCGTCGCTCTTATAGACGGTGACGTGCGCCAATACGCGCCCGTACTTTTCGACGGGCGATGCGGGGTTGGGGTCGAGCGAGGTGTCCAGCACGAGCGCCGTTCCGGCTGGGCAAATCGAGGTAAGATAGTTGCGGCAATCGAGGCCGTTGGCGCGTGACTCGACGGTCCCCGTGTTGAGCTCGGGCGCGTTAATGCCCAAGAGTCGCACGTCGCGCGTTGTGGCGCTATGGAATCCGTCGTCGATCCGCACCGTGATCGTGTCCCCGTCGAAGTTGCCGAGTTGCCACGCGCGCCAGAGCGTCGCGGGGAACGGATGCGGGTGCCCGGCGAAGAGATCGAGAACCTGCGCGACGGTCAGCGGTGCGTACCGCATCTCAGTGGAAGAGGAACGACGCGACGAAGAAACACATGCCGAGCGCGTTAAGATTCACGCGCGTGGCCGCGACACCGAGCGCCTCGAGCAAGAAGCAAATAAACGCTAGGACGAGTAGGATGAGCGAGATCGTGACAACCATTAGGAATCTCCGTTAGGGATTGGTATTACGCGCCGCATCGACTTCACGCGAAGCCTTGAGCGCGACGGGGTTGCGGCTCCACCACTGGTGGCCGCACGCCGAACAGGCGACATCGGCAAACTCGCGTTTCTTGCCCGCCACCTTGAGCATTTGCTGGGAACCGCTGACATCCACCGCCACGCTACCACACTTCGCGCAGCGCAACGCACGCGGCGGACGCTTCGTTTTCTTGGCCATGATGTTCCTGACGGTTGCGAGAATGCGGCGAATCACGGCGTGCACGGACGGTTACTGAGCAGACCGCTCACCATCACGTTATTACACGAGATGACCGCGCCCATCGGGTTGACTGTCCCCGCTTGGAATTGGAAGCCATACCCTATGCTATTTCTGAGGTCTATCCGGTTGTTCGTCGCGACGTTGCCAGACATCACGCTGGCGATTGGTGCCTCGAACGCGACGGCCTGATACATCCCGATCTGCATATAGTTCGAGTCGATGACAACCCCGCTCGACTTCAATGCGACCAGCGTTCCCGTGCCCGAGTAGTAATACGCGCCGGTGCCGTCGATGTAATTGCCGCGAATGATCGTGCGGTCGGCGCCCTCTTTCAGGTCAATCGCTTCGGCGCGCACGTTGGGGCCGAAGTGGTTGGTGAGGATCTGATTGTCCGTCACCTTGAAATCGAGCACGCCGGAATTGCCGATATAGACGCCTTCGCCGTACTGGCCGTTACTGATGCCGCTATCGTGAAAGATCGAGTGGCTGATCGTGTTGTGGTTGCTACCGTTCTTGATCGCCACCAGCTCTTGCTGCGAGTGGTCGATTTCGAGGCTGTCGAGGACATCGCCCGTCACGCCGCGCAGCCAGAAGCCGACCGTCGTGAAATTCGTCAGTCTGAGGTTGGTGAGGTGGGTATAACTCGCGTCGAGAAAGACGCTATGCCCGTTGACGTTGATAATCGACGTGGTGCCAGCTCCGCGGATAACGACGGGCGCCGTCGCGGTGCCACCTTTTGAGATCGTGAGACTCCCCGCCAGCGTGTACGTGCCCGGTGCAAGCAGAATGCAGTCGCCCGCGAGCGCGGTGCCGAGTGCGGTCAGAAGCGAGCCGACCGTACTAACGCTGACCGAACGGAGACATCCCGCCGGCGGCGGCGGCGGCGGTGGAGGCGGCGCGGGTGCGGGCGGTGGCGGTGTCGTCGTTACTGTGCATGTGTCGATTTTGACGTGCGCAGAGTCAGTATGGATGATGCAGCGCGTCTTGGTCTGCGACAGCAGCGGCGCGGTCGGCGTCACCGAGCACGCGAGAACGGCGGCGAGGAACAGCGGAAAGAGTCGGCGCATAGTCAGCCTCACTTAGTGAAATGCAGGAGCGCGTGCCAGCGGCGCTTCGAGCGCATCCAGCCGCGCCAGCGCCCCGCTTTCGTTCGCGAGCGCTGTCTTGGCGTCCTCGCTATTCTGTGCGACAATCTCTTCGAGCTTTTCCACGCGTGCGTAGAGCGACGTAATGAGCCGCTCGAGCGCGCGATCCGCCGCGGTGGGCTCAACGGGCGTGCTCACGTCGCGACCGAGACCGTCCAGAAGTCATCCGACAGATTCACGTCGAAGGCATAGGCGAACGGGAACATGAAGTAGCCCGCCAGCCCCCACGATGCGCCCCACGAGTTGCGGACGATGAGCGTCTGATCCGGCTTGGAATAGCCGACGATTGTGACCGCGTGTCCGCCGATCATCTGCTCGCCCTTCGCTGGCATCGGCACCATGCCCGTCGTCGCAACCGCATCCGACTCGAACGACTCGTACACGCTGAATCCCATCGCGACGGGAAAGCCTTTGGCGACTGCCGCCAATGTTTGATTCGGCGTGCGATTGTCGATACGTCGGTAGACGCTCGCCTTATGGAGCGCCGCGTCCTTCATCGCCGAGGCTGAGGGCTTGGCTGAGAAGTGCTTCGCGTTGTACGGGTAGAGTGTTTCGCGTGGTACACCGACCGTCGCGCACGCCTTCATCCCATCGCGGATCTGTGCGCCGTCATCTTGGGCGATGTCGCCTTCCAACGTGCGCTCTTGCAGGTAGATGAAATTGCGGCTCGGCATGAACGGGGGCAGGTGAGCGGCGGCGTGCGCGAAGGCGAAACACGCGCCCACGGCGTGCGCGGTGCAGCTCCCCTCCTGCTTCTGATCCCACACGGTAGGCATGAACGGCGACGTCCGGAGATCGGCGTGCGAACGGACGCGGTACGTCGGCGCGGCAAAGCAGTAGTCGCGGATGTCAGGAAGATCCGGACGCCAGCCGTAACCCTTCACAGTGCGCGTGGGTAGCTTCGTCGTCATGCGGTGCCTGTGGTGCGAGAAGGCAACAAGTGAAAGGTACGCAAAATTATTGCGTTCCGCCATTACGCCTACCGTGAAGCGCATAATCGTCGGCATCGTCAGGCTCGCCAGCCACCAGCGCAGACGCGAATATGCCGGGGATGGGGATGCAGAGTTTGCGTCGTAATTCCGCTACGGTCAGGCCTGCTAAGTCCGCTATACGCGCAAACGCGGCCTTGTCGAACGACGCACGGCGGGCCGCTAGGGCCTCCAGCCGGTCGCAGGCGGCACATTCGGCCACGGCGTAGCCTGAGAGGCCATCGGTGCGCCAAAGTCGCTCAGAGTGCCCGCAGGGGCCGTTCATGCGACGCTATCCGATAACAGTGAGCCCTGGTCGCGCCACTGCTCCCACGCGCGCTGCACCGCGCCACTACCGGGGAATACGTCGGTGAATGTGTCATCGCGGCGCGCGCCAAGCAGCTCAAACATCCAGTGGCAAACGGCGGCGGGCTTCGCGCCCGTGAGTCCGCGCTGCAGCGTGATGCCACATGCCACCCAATCCCGAACCGTCATCGCCTCGCGCCCTCGCTTCTTTCGAGCGCCGCGATAGATAAGCGGCTCCCACGCATAGGCAGGGTTGACGCCGGGCTTGAATGAGCAGAACGGCTTGACCCACGCTCCTACGCGGACGTCAGTAGGGCAGACAGCAAGCAACGCTTGGAGCGAGGGCGTACTGAGCGATAACGCCCATGCGTCGTGCTCATCACTCAGCCGCTCAATCAGCCGTGCGTGCGTCTCGATCCGGTCGTACTCAGCTGCGTCGGGATGTAAGTGCCCGTACAGTTTGGCCGCGCAGCCGAGATATGGCGGATCTGCGTAGGCGATTCTCACGGCGCACCGCCGTAGCTATCCCGCGCGTGGCTGCTCAGCGCCGTCAAAATCATGTCGCGCAAGCCCGCCACCGTCTCGCTCATCGCGTCCGTCATCTGCGCGGTGCGGCGCGCTTGGGCGATACAGTCGCGCGCGGCCAAGAGTTCGGCGCGGGTGAGGTAGACCGCGACGCGGCCTTCGACGATGGGCGCAGCGCGCGGTGGACGACCGAGGCGCGCGAAGTGGGGGCAGCCGCACACGATTTGCGCGGGGCCGTCGGGCGCGTTGAAGTAGTCGAGCTTCCCGTGGCACTGGCCGACGCCGCGCTCGTGCGAAACGGCTAAATGCCCACACCGCTTACACGCAGTCATGTGAGCCACTGCCATGTTTTTTCTTTCTTTATCGCCAAGATTGCGGTGTCGCTCACCCCGTATTCACGCGCGATAGCCCTTGCGGTACACAGGCCGATGAGCGTGCGAATTTCCAACACGTCGCTCTCTGTCAGCTTTGCTTGACCGTGCGCGGAGCCCCGACAGTCTCGTCCGCGCTCCGTCTTGTCTCGGTTGTTATCGGCCAGCGTGCCATCGAGGATGTGCGCGGCGTTACAACACCCCGGGGTATCGCAAGTGTGACGCGCGACCTTGGGCCAGCGACCGTGAGCGAGGAAAAACGCCACGCGCGCGGCACGTAAGCGCTTCCCGTTACCGTTACCGATTATTCCATAGCCGGCGAGGTCGTTGGCACCCTTCCACATCCAACATTCATCGGGCTCGCCGCGCTCTACCCTTTCCCAAAAACGTTCTGCCAATGGACGCAGGATGTTATGGTTTCGCGGCACTCTGGCGCGCAGCACGATAGTGACGCCGCAACTGCGAATTGCCTGTCTAACTCGCCCCTGATCCCACTGGATGTTTTTGGCTATCTGCTGCGCAGTGAGGCCGCCGACGTACATGTCAGCGACTTGCTGCTCCGTGAACCAGTGGTTCTTATAGCCCTTCACTGCGTCACCTGGGACGGATAGAAACCGCAGGAGCGGCAGGTGCTCACGTCAGACCGTCCATGCGTGTGCGATTGTGCGCGGCCACGCGAGATAGCCGAGCAGATAGTCGCGCATCTCGTCGCAGCTCCGCGCCAACGCGACGTAGTAGCCCGCCGCGAGCAGCCGCTTCATGCGCCCCCGCTGCCAAGTCGAGATGCGGCCCGTCTTGGATTTCATTTCGCCCCGAAAGCCGAAAAATCCCCCGCGTGCGTGATCAAGCGCCAAGTCGAGCACGCCGGGGCGTCGTCCTTCGCGCTGGCTCTTCGCGCGCTGCGCCGGATTGAGCCAGCCAGTTTCGTTCGGCACCGCGTAGAGATCGCGCAGCTCGTCGAAGAGCGCGATACCGTCCGCATCGACCCACGCGAAAAGCGCCGCCTGTTCGTCATGCTCGGTGTGCTTCCGCGCGCGCTTGGCTTTCGTCGCCTTCGCGAGCAGCGACTTCGGCCCGACGAACGACGGGCGGTGCGGCACGACGCGGGTGACGCCGAGCGCAGCGAGCTGGCGGCGTGTCATGCGGGCAGGGCGGGGGCTCACGTGCCGAACCTCGCGGACCGAGCGGCTTCGACACCAGCAAAGACATCTGGCGGTGGGAGATCCCGCACATGCGATGAGCCGAAGTCGCTCGGCCACGGCAAGAAATCGAATTCCGGATCACTCGCGCTTGAAACGAAGACGCTTTCGTCGGTCGTCCAGACCGAGTTCAACGAGAGATCGGCGGCGAGTGCTTCAATCTCGGAATAGTCTGGCACATGTGTGAAGTAGACTGGCAGACAATGAACAACAAAATCCAGATATCGACTCACTTCGATAAAATTCGACGCCCGATTCCATGGATAACTCTGAACGGCGGGCGTACCGATGAGACGGACTAGAGACTTTTGTGTCGTCGTGACCAACCGACGTGCCTTTTCCGTCTCCGCTTCCGTGAAGGGAACTGGCTTTACCTCTCCGAACGATTCTTTCTCTGGAAACCAGAAGTCGGGGAGATAGTTCAAGCCGTCGAGATGAAAACCTTCCGGTTCGTAGTCATACTTAAGCCCGATCGTATCGAAGTACACAGCCCATCGCGCCTCGAGCCGCGAGCGAAAGTGGTAGCCGTTGTAGCGTGTCTGGATCGGGTGTATGCCGCGGCGACTGGCTCTAGTCATCGTCGTCGCTCCATGCGCGACGTGGGCGCTCGACGACCACCGGCTCATCGTCATCGCGGATGCCAGGGTGCGTCCGGTGCAGATCCCAGTCGTGGGCGATGTCCGTTCGCATGTACTCGCGTCCCTCAACCGTCACGACGTGATCGCGATATTCCGCGCCGCAGAAGACACAGACGGGATTCGTCGGGTGGCTGGGGCCAAACGGCGGAGCCGTCTCGCCCTTGTACGTCGCGCGCCATTGCATGAACTGATTGCCCGCAGCGGAGCGCATGGGGGTGAACGTGCCCATCACATAACCTCCTGTAGAACGGGCTGCGGCGTTGGCTCGCCAAGCACTTTTGCAGCCATCGCGTGCATCTCGCGGCGTTGATATTTCGGGCAGAGCGCAGCGAGACGCTCCACCTGCCCGCGATCGCGGAGAATGGTCTGGATCATGTCGTAGCCATTTTCGGTGAGATGTTTGTCGCGGAGCGCGCCGTCGATCGCGAAGAGCAGCTCGCTCAAGTCGCCGCGATTTTCCTCAAGTCGGCGGCGAATAAGTGCGACGCGCTTCGTGTCAAGGATCGCACGGTCATGGCCGTGCTTCGCCGCCCAATAAGCGAAACAGACATCGATTTGCAGATCCCGCATTCCGGTCTTACCGAGTTCCTTCTCCCGTTCGGTCTCTAGGTAGACGCTGATGCGATTGCGAACAGAGAGCGCGTCTCCGCGTCCCCCAACAGCGCGCGAAGCGCGCCTCAGTGCTTTGCGCCTCAGTGCTTTTGTAGTTTCCTCTCCCTTTCCTATATCCTCTTTCCTACATCCACTTCCTAAATCGTGGATGAAGGTCTCCGCCTGCCCTCCTGAATCCTTCAGGAGGACTTCATGAGGAATGAACAGAGTCTCAGGAGAGCCGCCGTTAGATTGCGTAACCTCCACAATGACAACGGGTTGAGATGGAGCGATGTCCGGCGGGGCCGGTAGGACGCGCTTCGACGGGTGCGCGATGAATTGGTGTTTGGCCCAATTCACGATCTGGATGATGCGTTGGCCGTTGCTGGCGGTATAGCGCAAAAGTCTCTGCGCTTTCGATAGGATCGCCAGCGACTCCCGCGCGCTGTGGTCGGTCTCGGGGAAGAGCAGCCCGTCAATCAGCTTGACGTTATCGAGGAGTCGGCCAGCGTCATCGGCCATTGCGATAAGGCCGGTGAACACCATGCGATGAATCGGATCGAGCGGAGCCAGCTTCTCGTCCTGGAACATTTCGAGTTTGATAGTCCGGATGCGCGGCACCTAGAGAGCCCCTCGCGCTTGCCAGACGGTCATCGTCGATGAACCCTTCTCGTTCCAGCGTCGATGTCCTGTCGAGACGACTTTCGGCGGATCCATTTTCGAGAGTTCAACGCGGCGTTTCCGCACGGTTGAGGGTGAGAATCTCTCGCGGAATTCGGGGAGCAACTCCAATTCCTCGTCACTTAGCGGCCCATTATGCCGCAGCGCCGCGAGGATCATGTCCTGCAGCGCGGATAGCTTCGGCTCAAGAGTGAGAGCCGCATCGCGCGATGTTGCGCGGTCTGGATGGCGCACCATATCTGCGCGGGGTGCTTGCGGCGCGAAGAGGCCGAAGTCGAGCGGTGCGGTGTTGCGCGCACACGGGCCTTCAGCGGATGAATCGTTACGCCCCATCGCACCCCTCACTGACGGCCATTCCTGGCGACGCGCATGAATACACACGGAACGCGGTAGATGCAATAGCGAAATTGATAAGCAAAGAAACAGGACGGCGCGTGGTAGCCCGTCCCGTTTCTCTCTCCCTTATGCTTTCTGCAATCCGGCGATCACTGCCGTCGTGCGTTCGATGAGCTTCGCCGCTCGGTCAGCAGTCAACGCCCGCTTGAGTTCGCGCGCGATTCCGGCCTTCTGTGTTTCGGTGAGTGCATCCGAGAGTAACATCTCCCCCAGCGCGTCGCGCTGCTCCGTCGTCGCCTCCTCGCCCGTCTCTTTCGGCGGGGACGCAGGTTGCGACGGCGTGGCCTCCTGCTTCGCTTCTGCGGGCTGTGCGAACGTGTCGGGCACAACCTCCGCTTGCGCCATCTCCTCGCTCGTGTAGACGCCACTCAGCTCTTGCGGGAACGCTTTACGGAGCGCCAGCGACTCGGCCACCTTCGCCAGCATCACGTCCGGCATCTGCGACCACATCCGGTTCGGCGCACGCTTACCCGTCTTGGTGCCGCGATCGTCCTTCTCGTCCACCATCTGCGCGTAGGAGTCCCAGCGCGCGACACCCCAGAGCGGCGACTTGAACCCGTGCCGGAGCACGCCCACCTTCGCAGCGCGCGGCGGTTCGGCGTCGAGCCACACTTCCTTCCATACCCCGTCACCACCGCACCAGTAGGGGCCTTCCTGGCCCGCGTAGTCGCCCGATCGCTGCGCCACGAGACGGAAGCCGTCGATCGAGACTTGCACCGACATCACTTCGCGGCGCTCCCTCGAGTCCCACCGCTTGACGGCGAAGATTTGACGCGCGAAGGGGTCGAGTCGGAGCCGGTTCGCGATGTTGACGAATAAGGAGAGTTCGTCATCGGTCGCGCCTTTCGCGATCGTGCGTTTCAAGAGCGCGACCTGTTCGGGGCCGACGATGGCCGTCGGCTCGCCCGTGTGAATCGCGACGGCGGTCATCGTGTGACCTCGCTGGCGAGTAGTTCTCTGCGGTGCTGCGCGCGGGCGCGGGCTTTCACGTCGAGCGCGGTGTGATAGGAGGCGTTCGTTTCGATGGTGTTGACGCCCCACTCCGCATCGTTCCGCGCCACGGTGTAGCCGCGCGCCGTCAGCATCTCGGCGGCAATCGCGCACGTCACCGCGTCATAAGCGTGGGTGCCGAAGTGCAGGCGGGTGGTTTCGTGTGCGGTGTATCTGGGCATCTGGCATTCTCCGTATTTCGTGTGTGAATTGCGTACGGAGGGAAGTTAATAGCGTACACTATACCTGTCAATAGGGAACCTGATAGGCTCGCCTAAATGCCAGTTATGCGCCCGTCGGGGCAGGGAACCCAGCGCCCGCCTCGAGCGCGTTGCCAGCCGCGACCGTCCGCCGCTCTTCGTCCGTGACCGCGTAGCCCATCGTGAACAGCGCCAGCGGCTCGCCGTAGAACGCCGCGAGCTGCAGGAGCCGCGACAGCGACAGCGCCGTCGTCCCCGACTCTATCAGATGATACGTTGGTTGCGCGATTCCCAACGCCGCGCCAACGTCCTTCTCGCTGTAGCCACGCGCCTCGCGTATCACCCGCAACCGATCGGGCAAGGGCACGAACGCGGCTGCATTGACCCGCGCGGCATCGGTGAGACTGACCTTGCCGCGTTCTGTAGCCGCGTCGCGTGGTGTCTCGTTTCGTACCGTCTTGCGCTGGTGGGTTTTGCTCATAGCTTAGACTATTGAGTAGGAGTGAATTGGGCCGACTCGCGGCTATTGTCTAACTTATAGTGAAGCTGATAAGATGTCCAGAGAACACCAGAAACGTTCCGCGCGACTGAAGGCGGAAACTCCCCCATTCAACCCCAGCCGCCTCGCGTTGATTATTCAGCAACGGCATGAGGGCGTGGTGATGGAAGCCGCGCGCTTCACGGGAGTCGCGCAACCCACCCTCCATAATATTCTGCATGGCCGCTACAAGCCGCGCGCCGATACAATCGCGCGGCTCGCACGTCTACGGTGTCAGCCTCGACTTCATCTCTGGCCGAAGCGAGCGCTCAGACGATGACACGTATGAAGCGGGCGCGCACGCGGCCATTCGCACCATCCGCCGCGAACTGGTACAGCTGGAGGAATCGATTGAGGCAGGTGAGTTCAGGGCACACGGCGCGGCACCTGCGGATCACTCCATCCGACCAGCGCCCCGAGACGCCGACGTGAATCTACGCGGCGTTGAGACCGTGCCAGCGTCCAAGTTTCCGCCCGCCGTCCGCGACGCGGCGTTGCCAGCGAAGAAGCGCAAGGCAACGAAGAAGCGACGCGCTTAAGCCATCTCCATACGCGCGAGACTGACTTCGGGGTCCGCGTGGCGCAAGACTTCCTCGAGATGTTCGATTGCGCCCTCGCGTTCGCCGATCGTGTAGCACTCAGCGTACTCGATCATCACGCCGTCGCGTGTGCACGCGCCGTACATGAGGATCGCGCCAGGCGTGTGGATATGTGGCAACATCTTCACGCCCCGCGTCAAGCGGTCGGGGTGCGGCGCGCAGGGGTAGTCGGCCATCGCGTCCACCATCACTTCGTTCGCGCTCTTGCGCCCAGAGCGTAGGAGTACCAGCGCGGGACGCTCGTCATTGTTGGCGCTCACTTCCACACCACATGGACACCGACCAGTGCGCCAACGCTATCGCGCTTGAACACCGCCGCGCGGAGCGAGAACGGTCCAATCAGTCGTAATTCCGCGCCCGCCGTGCCCTGGATCTGTGGCGCACGCCCGAACTGGAACGCCTCATCGCCATCGACGAACAGCGTGTAGCGCGCGGCTTTCGCCGTCGGCCCGCTTTTGAGCACGCCTATCGTCGAGTCCTTCAGCTTGAGTAGCGCCGAGTCGGCGTGCATGATGCGGCGGAACGTCGCGACCCGCGCCTCACACGCGGTTATCACTTGCGCGCCGAGAAGGGTCATCGAGTCGCCCTTCGTCGTGCAGGCGTTGAGTTGGCCACGCAAGCCATCCGCCACGCCGATGGGCACAGTTGTCGCCCCCGTTGTACCGAGCGAGTCAAGTGCGTGCGTCAGCTTGGCGATAGAGTCTTTCACGACCTTCGGTGTGCGCGAGTAGGCGACGAAGGTGGTCTCGGTACGCCCAAGCGCAAGGGAATCTTCGCGAACGTGCTTGAGCAGCGAGTCGCGGCTAGCTGACACGACGCGAACGGCTGAATCGATGGCGGCTTGCGTCCGTACCACTTCCGCCTCAGCGCGCACACGACGGTCATGGAAGAAGAGAAAAATAAAGAACGCCAGAACCGCGAGCGCGGCGACAATCGCGCCCCACACGGCGCGGGGGATGGCGCTGACCACGAAGGGCGTCACGCCGTCACCAGTAGTAGGCCACCCGCCACCAGCGCCCCTACAGCGTCGGCGGCGAAGTCCCGCCAGCTCGCATAGCCTTGCCCGATTTCATAGCCGCCACCCGCCACCAGCACGCCACCGTAGGCCCACTCGAGCGGCATCACGCGCGCAAGGACGAACATGAGGAGCGCGCCTAGCGCGGCGTGGTACAGTTTGTCGCTTGTCGTGATCGTGGTGCGAAATGAATCGACATAGCCGCCTTTGTCGGGGTCGAGGAAGCGGCCCGCCATCGCGCCGATGACTACGAGCGCCACGAGTGCGAGCGCGCGGCCACTCAATGTGAGCGGCGTCAAAGAACCCATCCAAAGAGCGCGGCGGCAACGAGGACGAGTGTCGTCGCGAACGCCAGCACGGTGACGAGCAGGCAGATCACGCCGAGCGAGTACAGCGCAATCGTGAGCGGGGTAACGCGGAGCGAGCGAGCGGGCATAGTGCCTTCCGTTGATGGTCTACATCAGTGAAGACGCCGGTGGGACACATCGACGGGCTCGGTGCTACTTCTTCCCCTTACCCTTCAGCGGGATCTTCTTCACGACGGCCTTCGTCGCGCCTGCCTTCCGTGCCGCCGTCTTCTTCGCGCCTTTCGTGAAGAGATACTTTTTGAGTGCTGGAGGTAGTTGGCCCACGGGGGTTCTCCCGACAAAGGTGAGGATGTCCATTTCATTCCATTGTCTAGTGTATAGCGAAGCTGATAAATCCGCAAGCGAAGATGCTACTCTCCCTCCGTGCGATGATTCCGCGTCCAGAGCAGATAGCCCACGAGTGCGACGCCCAGGATGACGAACGGCGCACCGCCCCAATCGCCTTTCGCCGCGCCGTAGCTGCCGCCGAGGATGAGCGCGAAGCCGACGATAAATCCGATGTATTTCATAGAGCCCCCTAGTCTGCGCCGACGGCACGCCATACGGCGGCACGCCCGCTGGTACGGAGCAGCGTCACCGCTATGTCGGACGGCGATCGCTTGCATGGCCCCCACTGGTAGTGGGGATAGTCATGAAAAGTCGGCCAGTCGCCGCCCCACTTGAGCCCGTGGGAGAGGAAGATCCGCGTGACATTCGTCTCCCACGCCGTTGGGATAGACCGCCCCCACAAATCCCAACCGTGTTGACGCGAGACGACATCGACCGCCAGCCCGTAGCCGTGCCACGAGTGCTCGATCGTCTGCGCCTTCGACGCGCCGTGGTCGAAGTAGTATTGCTGCAGCTCCGCCGAGCGGCACGTCTCGTAGAGGATAGCATCCCAGCCTTGCCCGTTGCATTCGATCACGGCGGCTTGCGCGGCAATGCTCATCTTGGGGGCGAGGCATTGAGTATCGCGCTCGACGGGCGGGGGTAGGGCCACGCGCGTCGCCACTACATGATCCCCGGATCAGGCACAGCGGAATCGTCGCGCACCGCCGCCGAACCGCCTGGGAGCGCGGGGACGACGGGCACGTTGGCCGGCACAATCGGGGCCGGTGGCGGGGCAGGGGGCGACGTTGCTGGCCCCGGCGTGATACCGCCCGCGACATTCTGGATGCTTGGAATATCCGCGTCCGTCGTCTTCCGCTTGATGCCGTACTGCGTGACGTCGAGCCCGCACATGATGAGGATTGCGCTCTCGACCGCCAACACGAAATCGACTGGCGGGTAGGTATGCGTCGCATAGCCGACAAGCATCATCGAAATGTTAAAGCCGCTGAAAAGTGCGATGCCGTTCACGAGTCGCAGATTGGTCGTCGGAATCGTACTGAGCCAATCCCAGCCACGATGTGAGAGGATCAGCACGTTCGACACGAGCAAGAGGATGACGACCGCGATCAGCCCCCACTCGAAATAGTTATGATGCGCTTCCGTCGCCGCGGCAGTCGCGATGATCTTCCGCGCGGTATCGACGGTGGTTTGGATCATTTCAGCCACCCCCACTTCTGGCCGAGCATGATAGCCCCAATGAGCGTCTTGCCGACGCCGAACACGCGCGCGATCTCGACGTAAGGCATCGTCCCACGGAGCGCGCGTATCTGTCGAACCTCATCTTCGGTGAGCTTCGCACTGCCGCATCGCTCGCCGCGAGCGGTGCGTCCGCGATCGTTGCGGTCGCGAATGTTGTCGAGTTGCGTCCCGTTCACGACGTGCGCTGCGTTCACGCACCACGAATGATCGCAAGTATGCCTCGCGGTCTTCGGCCAAGAGCCATTCGCCAGATAGAACGCGATGCGATGTGCGAAAATGGCTTTACCGGCGACGACGAGCCGTCCATATCCTTGTCCATCGATGAACCCCATCCACAGCCAGCACTCATCCGCACCGTACTTATGTACGTTCTTCCAGAAACGCGGCACCATCGGCCTCACGGATCGTAGCCGAGGCGTCACGCCGTGGAGTTGCAGTACGCGACGAATGCGAAGGCGATTAGAGACCATCGCCGCCGCTATGTCGCGCTCAGTCTCGCCGCGCTCGTACCGTTCTATGGCTTCCGCGATGAACTCTGGACTGTGCTGAATCGCCGCAGGCATCGCGCGCGCCTAGCGGTTGCTAGCCGTGACGGGCGGCGCGGGCTGCGGCGCTGGCGGCTGCGTGCTCCCCGTTATCGCGTGGAATGCGGCAATCGCCCATAGAGCCAGCGCGAACGCGAGCGCGCCGCTCAGGCCAAGCAGATAGTTGAGTTTGACGAGGGTGAGGACGAACTGGACAACGCCGAACACGATCGCGCCGACAAGTACCGCGACGTTCTGGCGTGCCCAGGAAATTGGCGAAAGAATCGTCATGATATATCTCCACTGTCAGAGTGAGCCATCGGCGGCAATTTGTCCCAATGAAGCCGAATGCGAATACACCCGTAGCTGTCTTTATAGACCTCGTAGAAACCGTCCGCGTCGATGAAGTGCGGATACTCTGTGTCGTCCTTCTTTCGGCATGTCATAGCGAATCCCTCTACTTCGGTGGGAAGTAGTCTCGGTTGGTTCCCGCGATCTTCACGAGTGCGTCCAGAATGCGATTGTTATACGTGCTTCCTTCGGAGTGCCATTTCGCTAACTCGAGCGCCAGCTTATCGACAGCCATCGTCAGATACTTTGTATCCGATGCCGCACGATCTGCGAGGCGTTCGATGTCGCGCGTTCGCGTGTCCCATTGCGTGAGTTGTATGCGATTCTCGCTGATGCGCTGGGCAGCATCGCGCCTATCGTTCTCCATCTCCGCATCAACTTCGTCGAGTCGTTCCGTAAACCGCTTCTCAATCGCTGCCTGTGACGCCACCAACGCCACGCTCACTCTGTCCGCAGGATTCTTAATAAAATGATATATGACGCCAGCTGCCGCGACGGCTGAGAGCGCGAGCGCAATCCAGCCCGCAATCGTGACAGGCCAGAATGTTTCGGGCACAGGGATGCTCTGTATCGCGACAGCAGCGGCGGTGACTGTCGCGACGGCGGCGATGACGCCGGTCTTAACATGAAGAATTGGCATCGCGCGTATAGACCTCCTGTGTACCGCGTATCGCGTACCGAATAATAGCGCCCGCGACAACGGGCCGCGAACATTGCTAGAGAATCCCGAACGGGTCAGAGGCGCGGGTGCCGCATACCACGCGCACGCGGTCAACCGCAAGCGTGGTTCCCAGCGTCACCGGATTGAAGAACTCCACGCTGGTGGCATTAATGACGTCCACGATGTCGGTGTGCGTGAGCGTGTAGTCAGCCGCGTCACCGGGCGCGGGGTTGATCCAGTACTCCACCGTGAGCGCCGTGCCGCTATAGGAGAGGCAGATGTAGACCGCCCACAGCCCCGAGGGGAAGTTGGTGGGCGGGTGCGTGGTGTCGCTGGTGTGGATCACGCCCGCCACCGGGCCGTCGATCAAGATGCCGTAACTCGTGGTGTTGTCGATGTCAACGACCGTGCCAAAACCTGGATCGTGATAGAGCGCGAGTCCCACCGCGTCTGCCGAATAGCTGCTCGCCGTGTTCGGCACGTAGGCACCACCTAGCATCTCGCCCTCGATCTTCACCCACGCATTGAGGTAGCCACTGGAGGCGGGGACGCGGTTGAACTGGATGGAGCCGAACGCGCCCCCATCGCCCGCCAAGAGGAGACGGCTTCCAGCCACGGTGATCGCGGAGCCGGGCGGGTCTGGGTTGACGCTAAAGAACTCGCCGGTGCCGAAGAACTCGTACTGCGCGCGGAAGGCGGCGAAGTCGGCTTGATCGAAACCCTCATCCCATCCGCACAGATCGGCTGGCGGCGCGGGTGGTGTGGCCGCTCCCCGACGAATGGGGCCTACGATGACTGCGCGCGTTGTCATGTGGCGAACCCTCGGATACCGACCACGATCTTCGCGGGCGAGCCGGTGAAGCTCACCAGCTTGAAGCGGTACATCGTGTCGGCGGGGTTAGAGAGCGTCCAGCCCGTGAGCAGAATAGATGTGTTCTTAGGCGCGCTCGCGAGCGTGGGCAGATCCGTGCCCGCGATGCTCGCGAAGCTGTTAGTGGCGTAGGTTGTCGCCAGCACGTCCACCACCGCGCTAATAGCCAGCGCGGCCCCGGCGGTATCGTAGGCGAGGATGTCCCACCGCTCCCACGCAATCGGGAACGGCACGCGATCGACTTGGCCGTACTCGTTGGCGATGACGCTCGCCGTGGCTTGGCCGGTCCCGAACTCCGTGCCGAGCAAGATGAGGCCGCTCCCGAGCGTCGAGAACGCATCGGGGCCGGTTACCCCAGCTAACTCTATCGCCGGGCGTCCGAGCGCGTCTTTAATCGGGGGCGCTGTCATGTCAGAACACCGTCGTGAGGGGCGTGCTCGCCGTTCCGCCGCCCGTGTACGTGAGCACCAGGCGCACCTTGCGACCGCCCAAGTCTGACGTGGATATGTAGTTGCCCGACGTGAGGCCGCCCATGTTCGTCTGCGTGTAGAGCGTCGTGAACGTTGTCAGCCCCACGTCCTGCAGTTCCAGAATCGCCGTGAGCCACGTCGCGTCCTGCATCGTCCAGTAGAACGCGGTATGATACACGCCGAGCGAAAAGAGAAAGCGATTCGGGGAGCCGCCGACGAATGTGGGCGGTGGTGTCGCCGTGGGCACCCCGTAGCGCACATTGGCAGGCGCGGAGTAGTAGTAGACGCCACTCACGAGTGCCCTGATGCGGGCCTGCAACGTCGTGCCAGCCGGGAATCCCGTATCGACGTAGGCACCCGAGGGGACGTGCGTCACGTCGGTCGAAGGGAAGATGACGTGCGCCGACCACACGCCCGAGATGATGGTGAACACGGAGACTTCAATCGCGATTTCCGTCGTCGCGCCGTCCGCCGTCCAGCGGTAGTCCACACCGTTCGTGCCCGTGCTCACGGGATAGCCCGCAGTCCACGTCGGCGCGGTGACGGCGGTAGCGACTGGCGGAACCGTGACCGGCGGCGGTGGTGCACCGCCGATACCAGTGCCGGCGAAGGCCGACGTTTGCCCGTTCCGCCAATGGCAGACACGGTAACTGTACGCGATCGAACTATTGATATTGGTGTCCAAGAACGCGGCCTCGCCGGGCTGGAGCACGATCCCGTAGCCGTTTCGGAAGAGCAGGGTATAGGCGAGCGAGTCGGCCACCGTCCACACGACGCGGTTGGCCGTGCCCGAACTCGTGACAGAGAACCCGGTCGGCGGACCCGATGGCGGCGTGCCCACGTCCACCGCTTGCGCCTCGTTGGCGACCGTTGGGCCTCGCGCACCATCGTAGCCCACGCCCAAGCAGATAGTTTTCCGGTAGTAGCTAGCGCGGGTCGCGATGCCGACAATGAACGTCTGATCGGGCGCATTCCACTTGTCGCCCTCTTGGCGCTCGAGGGAGTACGCGAGTCGCGTCGCGCTCAGTTCAGGGATAGGGACAAACACACCGGGGCCACCCGTCGCATTTTCGACCGCGTAGATGTCGATCTTGGCCGCCAAGACTTCGAACTTGACTTGCTGCCACGCCATCCCGTCGCGCGTCGGATCCTCGAAGGCGTTGGCCTCAGCCAAGAGCGGGAAGATCTCTGGCGCTGGCCCGGTCGTGATCTGCCCCGAGAACTCGCCGTTCCGCGTGAGGAGCCACTGACGATACGCGCCCGCGACCTTGCCCCGCACCGTGATCGTCGTCCGATGGCTCGCCATGCTGAGCGTGTGCGAGTAACTCACCACGCCGAACGCTTGGTTCGTGTCGTAATGCACGCCGTTGGCGGTATACGCGAGCAAGTCGCCGAGCTGCACCGGCCAGAAGTAGAACTGCTCGATGGCCTGATCGGCGAGTGGCTCGCTGAGATCTGACACGGCGGCGGTGGCCATCGCTTGTGCCTCAACCAGCGTATCGATGTTGCTCGAGGAGCCTTCGCCTATTTCCATGTAGCGCCGCCCGAACTCCGCGATACTCCCTGAGTCGGACGCTTCAGCGGATGCCACCACCAGCGTCGTTTTGTCTTGGAAGTTGACCTTGCACACGTTCCGCACGTCGGCGTTGCTGATCGCGAGCCGCGAGACGTTGAGATACTCATCTGGCCCGATGGTGGCGTCCGGGGTCGTCTTCGCGCGGTTCGGTGAGTAGAACGTGAGCGCAAACACGTTGGACGCATTGTAGACGTAGCGCACATCCCACCCGATCTGGAGCGCGAGCGCGCGGATGGCTTCCAAGACGGAGCCCTGTAACTGCTGATACGGCAGGATGTTCCACGTCGGGGATGTCGGGGTGACGAGCGTATAGACGCCCGCGCCCGCGTTATCGTCCAAGATGTTCTGCATCACCGCTTCGACGGGGATGCCGCCGACATCGCCGTACACCTTGAGCGTCTCGATCTGGAGGTCGGTGAGTGCCGCGCCCAGATCGCTGATCGTGAGCGTGATGGGGTCGCCCGCGAAATCGATGTCCGTGACGAGCCCTAAGAACACTTCCTTCCAGTCGCCACTCACGGGCGCGGTGGCGTGCGCGGTGACCGCCGTCGAGATGCGGATGCCGCGCCCCACGTCAAGGAACGGGCCGGGCGTGTTGAGGGAGCTGCTAGACAGGAGTGGCGAGAGGGAGATGCCGCCTTGCTCGCGCTTCAACGTGACCGAGCCCGTCATTACCGCCGTATCAATGCTGGCACTCCACGTCACGGAATCGACGTAATCCACGCCGCCTAACGCGGTGAGGTCGCGCCACGCCGCTACGCTATCCTTCACCTCCACGCGGAGATAGAAGTTGGCGTGCGCGCTTGCGAGCAACGCGCGTTCCGGCGACGTGATCGTTCGCATCTATGCTGCGCTCAGACTTCGATGATGGTGAGCGCCGCGACGCGCTGAAAGCCCGTGCCGTCGGGGATGAACTGGTCGGCCCCGAGCCGCGCGACGACTGTGACGGCAGTGCCGCCGTTGAAGTCGCCGTTGGCCGTCAGTTGCACGTCGAGCCCGATGAGCGTGCGGAGCGACGTGTCGGCGGCGGCGAGTTCAGGGATGACGGTGAACGTCCACTGCCGCTTCGACGCGCGCACGCCCGAACGGTAGAGGCCCGAGAACGAGCGCGACGCCTCTCCGATATAGGTGGGCGCGTCCTCTGCTGCGCCTGAGTGCTGCACTTCGATCGTGGAACCGCCAAGCGTCAGGAAGGGCATAGGCTACGGATGCTCGGGTGCGTCGGATTTCCACGCGTCTTCGAGTCGCTGGTGCGCGGCTTTTCGTGCCTCGGCTTTTACCTCAGCGAACAGGTCAGCCGGTGATTTCTCTTCTTTACCTCGCACGCACGGAAGTCGAAACGACCTCACGGCATTGGGCGGTGGCGCGGGTTCGTCCTGCTCGACAACTGCATCGGGTTCGATAAAGACGCGGAAGCTTGGGCGTGTCTTCTCGTCGGGCCAGAGCGATTTGATCTGCAATTCAACCCATGCGTTTTGCAGATCAATCAAGATCGCGTTGTCCCCTTGATCGAGTGCTGCGGCATCGCATCGGGCGATTGATTCATCGCTCATCGGCGTGTTCACGGCGTAGCATTTGAGCGTGACCTCTACAAGACCATCTGCATCGAGACGCACATCGCAACCGAAGCAGTCCACTAGGGGGCGATCATTCATCCTGATGTAGCTATCACTGCCAAGCCCCGTCTTATTCGTAATTTGCAGATGGCTGTTATTCACGGATTCGCCTCTCGTTTACTGTTGGAAGGCGACAACGATCTGCGTCGAGTCGCCGGTTTTTTGACGCGCTACCTTCTGCACCTCGGTCTTGATGAGGCCGAAGAGTTGCGCGGCTGTCTTGTCCCGCGCGTCGATATTGATCGTGACGCCGTGCAGTTGCACATCGCCGCTACTCACGCCCGTTGTCGTCTTGCCTGCGAGTGCATCAGCGAACGTGCCGAGCAAGGGCGACGAGCCGACGATGCCGCCCGAACTCGTACCCGTGGGGTCGATAACGCCAGCCAGCTTGAGAATCGCGTCCGTCAGGGGCGCGGTTCCGTTGACGATAGACGCCGAGACCGCGAGCCCGCCCGCAACGGGGTCGATATTCGGGATGATATTCCCCGTGAACGTTGTGGGCAGCGTGGCTGTGCTCGACGTCTGTGCGGTCGTCGCGTTGAACTCCGCCAGCGCCTTCTTGAAGCCCTGCGGCACGTTAAGCAGGGCATCCATCGACTTATTCGCCGCGTCGCCGAGTGCGTTCAGATCAGTTGCCGTCGTGCCCAGCGCGTCGAGCAAGTCCGTCACGCTGTTGAAGCCGCCCAAGTCCGCAAGGGTGAGCGTGCCCGCCTCGATCTGCGCGACAAGCGCCTTGAGCGCGGCCCGAAGCGCCTCCGGCCCTTGCGCCTGCGCGTCGGTCAATTGCTTTGCGATGGCCGACTGTGCTCCAAGCGTCGTGGTGATCGCCTTTATCTGATCGTTCAACGCCTGCTGTGGAGACGCGGCAACGTTATTGACCGCGTTCTGCACGGCGATGAGTTTCTGCTGAGTCGAGAGATCAGTCCCAAGCGTAAGGAGTATCTTCGCTTGCGCCGCCTCGGCATCCGCCAGCGCACTCAGACCCACGAGATGATGTTTACTATCGAAGAGCGTAATACCGAATGCTTTGGCAGCCGCTTCCGCCTGATCGATTGTCAACCCGTATTTCGCGAGCTCCGCCGCGAAACCCGCCGCATCTCTACGCAGTTCGGGGAACGCCGCCTCATCCGCAACGGAGAATGGACGGGTTTGCGCCGCCGTTGCGGCAGATGCGATTTGCGCCGCGCGTCCTGCCGTTCCCGCCTGCCGGTCGAGCGAGTTCGTGAGGTTCTTAAGCGCCGCAGTGTTCGAGTTCTGGATGGCGTCGTGTTCTTTCTGTAACGCCGACTCACCAAATAGCCCGCTGATGAACCCAACGACGCCTTTGACGACTTGAATCCCAGCGGCAATCGCCTGACCGACCGGCCCCGCGAGTTGCGCGACGTTCTGCACCGTACTGATCGCGGCGTCCGCGTTCGATGTCTTCGCCAAGTTTGCAGCCTGTACACTTTTGATAGCATCCGCGAGATTCTTCGCCGCGCTCAGCGCGTTCACGAACCCATCGACGAGGTTGGCGATGGCCGACTGTGCGCCAGCAATAGCGGCGGTTACGTCTGCGAACGCGGCGGCGATCTGCTTGACACTACCGACTAGCGTCAACGCCTCGTTGCGCTTCTCGAGTTCTTCAAGGCTGACGCCGAGCGTCGCCGCCGACTTCTGGATGAGGTTGAACGACTGGATGTTCTCGGTCGTCGGGTTCTTCAGGTCCATCGTGCTCGCCAAATCCTTGAACTGCTTGGCCAGTGCGTCGAGCGTTGCGTTCCGCGTACCTTGCGCTTGTGCACCTTGCCCCGCGAGTGCCTGGATTTGTGCTGTCTGGAGCGCGCCCGCCGCCTCAGTCGTCAGCGCATTGAGGGCGAGCGTATCGAGAAACACTTTCACCGGCAGTATTGGCGATGGGAGTCTGTCGATCATCTTTTGCGCGTCGGTTGCGATGAATGCGATATCTTCCGGCTTGAGACCGACAGCCACCTTGATGTTTGTCTCCGTCGCGCCCGCGCGCGTGACTTCATCGGCCAGCGCCGCTAACGCGGCCTTCTGTTCATCCGTGGCGGTGCGTGAATCCTGAACACTCTTGCGGAAGGCGTCCTGCGTCTGCTTCGCCTTCTGAAACGCGACATCCGCCGCCGTGCCCGCAAGCTCGATATCGAGCAAGCCGCCAGTCGCAGTGACGGTCTCAAGGTTCAACTGCGCCGCCGCTGCGCGTTCAGCGGTCTCGCGCACCGCTGCCAGCCCTTCAGTGACCGTACCGAGCAACTGACGGCCCGCCGCAGGGTCGACGACGATGCTCTTGACGTGCCCGTCGATGTCGATCTGGAACGCGCCCGAGCCCGTGACATTCGTCGCGATCTGCGCCGCGATTGTGCCCTGCAGCTTCTTCTGCATCGACGTCAGCGCGACCGCGTCGAGCGAGGACTTATCCTTGATAGTGTCCAGCCGCTCATTCACTTTCGCGAGATCGTCCAAGAGGGTCGTGCTCAGATGCACGTCGGAGAGTTGCTGGAGCGGCCCGCCCAAGTTCGTCGCGTGCTCGATCAGCGCCGTGACTTGCTTATCGGCGAGCACGAGATCGGGCGAGAGTTGATCGAAGATCGAACCCAGCGCGGGACCGCCCGCGTTCTGGAGCTGCAGAATCTTTGTGTTGATGTGCTGCAGCGCAGATTCGGCAACCGTCGTGTCGAAGCCACCGATTGCTTTCCGACTCGCGAGCTGATCGGCCAGCGTTTTTGCCTCTGCCTGGAGGTGCGTGAGTGAACCGGAGATCTTGTCGAGGTTTATAGGATCAACTGTGATCCCCTTGCCAGTCGACTCAATGACCTTTGCAACCTTGTCATTGAACTCCGCCATCGCATCAGAGGCTTTCTGTGTCGCCGCCCTCGACGCCTCCATCGTATCTCCGAGGATGCCCCGTTTCTCGCCCAGCGTGACAAGCTCCAGATTCGCTTTCTCCAGTTCTTTCGTGTCGACCTTGATGCCGATGAGCGCAATGGTGGAGGGCTTATTCAGGTCGGCAATGCGCGCCTGTACCGTCGCGATCTGTTTATCCAGTTCGGCGATCCCGATATTGAGCTGCGTTTGGCTCAGTGTTTTTGCCGTCTCCTGAAAGCCGTGGAGCGCCGTCGTCGCATCGCGCTGCGCGCCCGTGAAATGCTCATAGATGGCGATGATCGCCGTGATGGCAATGATCGCGATGCCCACGGGGCCGGTGAGTGCCGCCAAGCCGGTCGCAAAAATCCCCTCCGCGCCAGCTGCCGCCTCGATCCCGACCGCCGCGCCAGCCGATGCCGCGCCGACTTCGCCGACCGCGACTGCGCTCCCCGCCGCGAACTTCTCGATGATGCCGAGCCCCAAGCCCAGCGCGCCCGCCGCTTTCAACGCGATTCCGAGCCCGTAGACGAGCGGGCCAAACGCCGCCGCAAACGCGAGGATGCCGATAATCGTGTTGGTGAGGGCTGGCGACAGTGCGGCAAATGCCTCCGCGACCCCCTGTACTCCATGCACCATCGAGATAAGCGTTGGCGCGAGTGCTAAGAATGCGCGCTCCAGTGTCTCGCCGATTGCGCCAGCCGCGAGCGACGTGGCGTTATGAAGCTTGCCCGTCGCCGTCACGTAGAGGTCAGTTGTCGCCGCCGTGCCATTGATCGTTGTCCCCGATGCCGCGACGGCATCCGTCAGCTTCTGGATGTCGAGCCTGCCCGAGCGCACCGCTTCGCTGATCTGCGCGGCCTGTCGTGGGCCGAAGATGCGCGTAGCAAGATTGATCGCGTCGGCATCGGTGCCCGCGTTCTTGAGCGAGTCGATGAGCAGCTGCAATGCGTGAGCCCCATCGACGCCCTTCTCCGCGAACTTCCCAAGCGACGTTTGGAGCGTCGTTAGAATGCCGTCGGCGTCGAGGCCGCTCTTCTGGAATTGGCCGATCAGCGATGCGCTCTGCGCGAACGTCAGCCCGAACGCTTTGAGCGAGGGCGCGAAGTGGCCGAGCGACTCGCCCAACGTGGAGACCGTCGTCCCCGTCGCTTGGCTCACCTTAAACAGTGTGTCGAGCGATGCCGTCTGGTCGTTAAGCGAAATGCCCCACGCCTGGAATGCGCGCTGCGTCGCGGTCACGTTCGTGGGCAAGTCCGTGCCCGTGATGCGGCTCAGATTGAGCGCTTGCGTCGCGAGCGCTTCGAGTTGCGGACCCGTCGCGCCGGTTGCTTGGGCGATGCCCGCGAGCGCCTTCGCGATGTCGTCCGCCGAGTTGGGGAGTGAGGCGAACAGGGTGGTAAAGCTGCGGCCGAGCGCGTCGAGTTGTGGCCCCACCGCGCCTGTCGTCACTTTGATCCGGTCGATGGCCTGCTGGATAGTCTCAGCGGCGGCTATCGCCTCATGCGCGCCTATCGTGAGCGGCGCGGTAATCGCAAGCGACGTAGCCAGACCGAACTGCGTGAAGTCGCGGCCCAGCGAGCGGAGCTTTCCGCCGATCGCCGCGAAGCCCGAGGCGAACTCTTGCGCGCCCGTGATGCCCGTCTCTTTCAATGTGTTGACGAGCCCCGCCCGCAGTTCGGGCGTCAGCGACCCCTTCGCGTCGAGATGCGAGATGCTATTCAAGAGCGCGGTATTGAAGCCCTGCGCGGCCTGCGTACCCAGTACCTCGAACTGGTTGCGCGACAGCGAGCCACGCGCGAACGCTTCGAGCAGTTGACTTTGCTGCTGCGCGTAGGTTTTCTGGAGCGACGTGACGAAGGTGCTGGCCGCGTCGGAGCCGAACTTCGAGAACTGGCCGAGCGCGTTGCGCGGGGGCGTCGACAACGCTTGCGCGGCGGACTGCGCGAACGCTTTGGTGATGTTGATGCCGCGCGCGAACCCCGCCTCCATCGGCGCGGGGTCGACCGCCAGTTGCGTGACGAGCCGATTAATCGTTGCCACTATGGGCTACCCACTCGCGCAGTCGTCATCGTCCGGCAGTTCGAGACTGTCAAGGTCAATGATCGTTCCCTCGCCGCGCTTGAGCTGCTCAATTCCTTCCCACACGCTGAGCGGAACGTCGAGAAGCGTTGTGCCCCGATGCCATACCACGGGGACGCCGAAGTTGTCGGTAACCGTGTAATACGCGGGCTTATCGCTCATTCGGCGCACTCCTTGGTTACGTTCGATAGTCGCGCCCGATTACTGGCGGGCCGCTATACGTCCCCTCTCTCGCGTTCTCTTCACGCATGGCCTCCAGTTGCCGGTCTGCGGTGTCGTCTTTCCTATCCCGTTCCCTGATATTGAAATACGCGGCGAGTTCGACGATCTCCTCCGCTGGCACGTCATCCATCTCCGACGCCAAGCGGTGGAGTTCGAGCGCGATCGCTATGCGGAGGCGTCGCCAGGGTCTCCGCTCGAGGTTTTTTCGAGTTCGTCGGCATCGGCTTCGGTGATGCCACTGAGGCGCGCGGCGGCTTCATACAGCCTGTTAACCGCCGAGGCGTTCTTATCGCCGAGCCAGCCCGCGTCGTCGTCGGACCAGATGCGGTTTTGCGCTTCGTCGATCGCGCATTTGACGACGAGCTTGGCGCGGATATTGGCGTTGACGAACTCGCGCTTCTTGCCCTTCTGCACCATGAAGGACGACTCGAACGCATCGCGCTCTTTCGCGGAGAGCGCCTTGAGCGTAATGAAGCCGTCCC